TCACCCGACACCCCGCTCGGCGGACGGCCACGGCCACGCCTCCCCGTCGAGATCCCGCAGCCGCACACGCAACATGCGCTCGGTCACATGCAACTCGTTCGCGGCGACACGAATGTCGTCAGCCCACTGGGCCACCTCGCACAGATCCGATATCGCGATCAACTTGCGGGCCGCCTCGATGTCGGCCCGACGCTCCTGACGGACCGCCACGACCCCGGACGCGCACCCGTCATGGACGGCCAGCACGTGCTCGATCTCGTGCGCCAATACGCACCGCTCCTGCACCGCGGACAGCCCCGTGGCGATCACAATCTTTCGCCTGGCTGCGCACCACGCCCCCCACGTATCGCGCAACCAGGTCCGGACGACGGAGATCCCCAGCAAGTCCACCGCGTCGTGCGGCGAATACTGCCTACCGGCCTCGACGTAGAAGGACTGGTGTGCAACGGACATGGCGCCCCCCTTGCGTTACCGCTTACACGAGGAGGCGTGGACCTACAGGTCTACCTGATGGGCCGTGAGCAAGGGAAGGAAAGAACGGGAAAACGTTCAACTTTCTTCTACTTCTTGCGCGTTCGGGCATTCTCCGGACACGCGCAACCTCCCCCGCTCGCCGGGCCAGGACGAGACCACTGGGGTAGGAGATGAGACCTGCGACCGGGGCGGAGGGTTGTACGGCTACTCGCCGTCCATGGCGCTGGCGATCCGCCGCGCATCATCCGCGGGGACACCTTCGCCCTCGGCGTGGGGCCGGGCCGCGGCGAGCCCGTACTCCGCGGCCGGCTCGGGCACCGCGGGGATGGACCAGGCGAGTTCGTCGGCGAGCCGATCGAACTCGGCCCGGATCTGCGGATCGCCGCCGAGTGCGACCACCTTGCGGCTGAACCCGTAGATGGACGGCAGCATGCCGAGGACCTCTTCGCGGCTCGCCTCCGGGCGTGCCGCGGTGATCCGGGGCTGCTCAGTCCGGCGGGCGGCCAGGTCGTCGATGAGCGGCGCGAGCACCGCTTCGGGGTCTTCGCCGGCGAGGATGCGGTCGGCCCAGCCGGCGCGCCATCCGAGCGCCGCGACGACGGGCTCGGTGGAGGGCAGCTTGTCGCGCTTCTTGGGGGCGACGCCTTTCTCCAGGCTGAGGATGCTGCGGATGGTGACCGAGCCGCCTGCTTGTTGGACGAGGGCGACGACGTCGGGGCGGGTGAGGCCCTGGCGTTCGCGGGTGTTGCGGATGGCGGTGCCGAGGACGGCGAACGCCTCGTCTCGGTCCATGGGGGGTCTCCGCACTCTCCTACGCGCAACGAAAAGCAACGACAGGCAACAACCTACCAAGGCTCGCCTCAGTCGGCATCGGCGCCTTTGAGTCTCCGACCTGCGGTTTCGTGTTCTTTCACCTGCAATTGCAGCAGAGGGCTTGCGATCTTGCTTGTTCTTTCGCTAACTTTCGTGTTGTGCAAGCGCGGGGACACCGGATCCGGCGCCAGCGCGAGGAGAGCGGATACGGCCTCACGGCCTTCGCCACCCGGATCGGCGTCTCCCCGTCCTGGCTCTCACGGATCGAACGAGACCAAGCCAACCCAAGCCCTGACCTGCTCAGACGCATAGCGCTCACGCTCCGCAGCGAGCGAGCAGCCAGGGCCGCGATCTCAGAGATCGCCCTCACCCAAGAGAGACGTGATGAAGACACCCCAGCGGACTGAGTCCCCCCACCTCACGGCGGCCGATCTGGCGGCCCGCTGGTGCACCACGGAGAACGCGATCTACATCCGCCGCCACAAGAGGCAGCTCCCGCCGACGCTCCCTGGCCGAAAGCTGCTGTGGAAGCGGGACGTGATCGAGGCGTTCGAGGCGGCCGGCATGGCGGCCGACCCGAAGAGCCCGGCGAACGACCCGGCGGCAGCGCCGGTCGAGCGCGCCGCGTAACCCGCCTTGTGGGCGGGGCCCCGCCACGGCCAAGCAACGGGACCCCGAGGCCCACACCCATCCAACACAGAAGACAGGAGTGGACCGTGTCCACATCATCGCAGAACCGACACCCCGTTCCCGACTGGGAAGAGGCCCGGCAGCAGATCGCGGACCTGGTGTACGGCACCTACGGGCAGCACGACCACGACCGCACCTACGCCATCGCCGACGCGGTGATGCCCGCCGTCCGCACCGCCGTCGACAGCGTGCTCGCCACGGCGGTCGACCTGGCGCGGGACGAGTACCTGACGGACAACACCGGCACCGACGAGGACGAGGCGTACAACCGGGCCGTCTCCGACGTCGCCGCCTCCATCGACAAGCTCCGCAAGGGCGGTGTGCAGCGATGACTACCCGGGAGCAGATGGGCCCCGCGATGGCCCTCGTCGAACTCGTCCAGTCCCACCCCGAACTGCCCGTCCTGGAGTGGCGGATCCACCCCACCAGCGGCACTCTCACCGGCGACCTGTACGCCTCCGACCACCCGTGCATGACGCTGCACGCCTACGCCGTCGTCCTCGGCGGCCGGCCCGAGCCGGACGAGTCCGCCACGTTCGAGTCCAGCGGGCTGGTGCGCCGCATGTACCGGCTCACCGCCACCTGGCACGACGTTCAGGTGCAGGTGTCCGCGTCGGTCACCATCGGCTTGACCGGCCCCCGCTGGGCCGAGGGGCTCGCCGCCGAGTGGAGGCACCAGCTCTCCGACCCGGCCGAGCCGCCGCTGCCGGGCGCGCTGCGCCCCACCGTCCAGGTGGAGGTGGCGGCATGAGCACCCGCCCTTACACCCGGACCGAACTGGACGCGCTGAGCCGCGCCTACGCGGGAGTGCGGGCCCCCTCGTCTCTGCCGCTGGTGGAGCGGGTCGTCGTGGCCCTGTCGGACGCGGGCTTGTTGCAGTCGTCGGAGACGGTGACCGAGCTGCACCGTCTGCGCCAGTGGGCCCGGGGCCGCACCGTCCCGCCGGCTCCCGCCCCGACCCGGCCGGCCGTGTTGACCGAGCAGCAGCAGCGCGTGCTGGAGCTGATGGGCGAGGGCCTGACGAACGAGTCGATCGCTCAGCGGATGTACCTCACGGTCGACTCGGTGAAGACCCACCGGCGCCGCTTGTACGAGCGGCTCGGAGTGACCTCGGGAACGCAGGCCCTCGCGGCGGGCTTCTCGCTGGGCCTGATCTCCGCGCCGGAGAGCGGCGCCGAGGCGGTGGCGTCGTGATGTTCGACGAGACGCAGTTGGCGACGATGCCGCCCGCCGACCGGGCGCAGTGCGAGATCGCCGAGACCGACGCCCGGTTCCACGACCTGTACGGCCGCGACGAGTCGCAGTGGCTGCCGTCGCAGCGCGCCGCCTACACGCGGGCCATGACCGATGTCTGCTCCACCAGCCCCGAGGAGGGGACCACCATGTCGATGCCCGTGTCCGGGCCGCACCGTGTGTACGTCCACCGGATCCCGTCCGGGGTGTCGGTGGATGTGTCGGCCTACTTGGAGTGGGCGCTGCGGCATCTGGCCGACGAGTGCGGCGACGACCTGGCGGAACTGGTCGAGGCCGCGGCTTCGGCGGGCGTGCAGACCTCGCAGGGCAACGACGACGGGCACGCGGTCCACGAGCGTGACGCGTTGGCGCAGACGCTGGCGGACTCGGTGCCGGAGTTGGACGTGTACGGGAAGCAGTGCGCGGCGCTGGCCGAGCAGTTGGCCCCGGAGATGGCGGCGCAGGCGGCCGAGACGCGGCGGTTGCGGCGTGAGGTGGCCCGGTTGGAGGAGCTGGCGAGCCGTCAGGCTGAGCGGCTGGACGAGTTGCAGCAGGCGAACGAGGCGTCGTATCGGGCGGATCACGATCGGAGTGGTGGTCCGCGGATGGGTGACGGGTCGCATGCGGGGTTGTGGTCGCGGCCGGCTGGTCCGGGTGCGGTACGTGCGGGGTGGCCGCTGGATCTGCACACCACTGGCGGTGCGGCATGAATACCGCGACGTTGTTCGACACCCAGGTACCGCAGTCGGACCTCGCCCAGTACGACGTCATCCTGGTCGCCAGCTCGGCGGGCAAGGACTCGCAGGCGATGCTCGACTACGTCGCAGAGTGCGCTCGTGCCGCCGATGTCACCAGCAGGGTCGTCGTCCTGCACAACAACCTCGGTAGGGCTGAGTGGCCCGGTACTGAGGGGCTCGCGAAGGAACAGGCGGCTCACTACGGCTTCCGCTTCGAGGAGCGGCACCGCGCTCAGCTCCTGCTGGAGGAGATCCGCGCGCGCGGCATGTGGCCGGATGCACGGAACCGCTACTGCACTTCGGACCAGAAGCGTGGCCCGTCCCGGAAGTTGATCACTGAGTTGGTCGCTGAACTGGGTATACCGCGCGTGGGCTCACGGCCAGCTCGGCAGGCGCGCGTCCTGTACTGCCTGGGGCTGCGTGCCGAGGAGTCGAGCGGCCGAGCGAAGAAGCCGGTGCTCAGCGTCGATGACGCTGCGTCCTCCGGCGTGAGGGAAGTCGTCACCTGGCTGCCGATTCTGCACTGGACCGAGGCCAAGGTGTGGGCCCGGATCAAGGAGTCCGGGGTCCGCTATCACTGGGCCTACGACAAGGGCATGAAGCGACTCTCGTGCTCCTTCTGCGTGCTCGCGAGCCGCGAGGACCTGGAGTGCGCAGCCCGCCTGCGGCCCGACCTGGCGGCCGAGTACGTGGCATTGGAAGCCGAGATGGGGCACCGCTTCAAGGCGGACCTGTCCATGGCCGAGGTCGTCGCCAGTGCTGGCGGTGCGGCATGAACGAGCCGATGACGCCCGAACGGCGAGCCGAGATCCGCGATCGTGCTGCCTACCTGCACGGCCACGGTGCGGATGCGGACGAGCACGAGATCGAGCTATCTGCCGGTACTGATGTGCCCGCCTTGCTGGGGGAGACGAACCGCCTGTACGCCGAGAACGAGCGCCTGCAACGCGTTGCGGACCGGGAACACCGAAACTTCGTCCACACGCACGACGGGCTCAACCGGCTCTCCGAAGAGGCCCGGCAGATGACCGAGGCCAAAGGTGCCGAGGAGCAGTGGGCGCAGGTGTGCCGCGCTGTCGCGGCGACGGAGGCGGAGAAGCGGCGGCGCAAGGACGACGGGCGGAAACTCGTCGATGCTCACCGCACCATCGAGCGTTTGCGCGCCGAGCTGGCCGCCGCCCGTACCAAGTGCGCCGACGACATCGGCAGCACGGTCGCCGCGTGGATGCAGGAGCAGCAGCGGCTCATCGCCACGCTGCACGACCGGATCGCCGAGCTGGAGGCCCGCCCGTCCCGCGCCACCGTGCTGCGGCAGGCGGCCTCGGCCCTGCGGCGAGTCGAGCGCGAAGACACCCCGCAGGGCGCTCTCGGTACGCGAACCGGGCTCCTGCGTGCGGCCCTCATGCTCGACGAGCGCGCCGACGCCGCCGAGCGGGACGACGCCGGGAAGGACACCCCCACCGGGGACGAGTCCACCCGCGCCGCCGAGATCGAGCAGCTGCACGCCGAGCTGAAGCCCCGGCCGTCCATGACGGCGGAGCAGGTGGCGATCAAGGGCGCCGTGTACTGGGAGGTGCTGGCGCACCGCGACGACCCCGACCTGTCGTCCCGGATCGCCGCCGCCGTCACCAGCGCGCTCGCCGAGGTCCGGGCCGAGGGCTGCGCGGAGCGTCACGTCGTGGCCGACGCCTCCGAGACCCCGGAGTGCATCGACGACTGCCCCGGCTGCGAGCCGACGCCGCTGCGGTGGGGCCTGGACGACACCGAGTACGGCGACGACGACAGCACCACCCTGCTCCTGTCCGGCCCGCGCGGCGAGCCCTACGTGCTGGAGCTGGACCCCGACCGGGCTGCCGCACTCCGCGACAACCTCGCCGGACCCGACGCCGTGCAGCAGGGCAACGGAGCCTGCGAGCGGTGTGGGGAGCCGCCGGAGTCCTGGTGCACGCACTGCGCCGGATGCGCCTGCCCCGACGGCCGCGCCGAGACCCACGCGCCCGGCGGCTCCTGCCCGAACGCGTCCGCAGTCAAGGCGGGTGAGCGGCAGTGACTCGGCCCCGCAAGCGCACCTACCCCAGCCACGCCAAGGCCGCCGCACGCCTCCGCGAACACCCCGGCATGTGGATGCAGGTCGCCGTCTACCCGGTCGCCTACTCCGCCCGCGGCGCGGCGCACCGTATCCGCACCGCCTACCGGCTGCCCTCCTACGAGCCGGCCGGAGCGTTCGAGGCCCGCGTCGAGCAGCTCGACGAGGGGACCGCCGTCGTCGCCCGCTGGCTCGGCGCGCAGGTGGAGGCCGACCTGCGGCAGGCCGCTGCACTCGCGGCCGTCCACGCCGGAGGTGACCCCCGGTGAACGTCCGCCGCTGCCTGCTGCTGGCCACCATCCGCGCCGACCACGGCACCTGGACCACCAGCCGCGCATGGGACCTGTACCGCACCCAGCGCCTGGCCCCGAGCCGCCGCACGGCCCGTACCGACCTTGCCTATCTCGCCCGCACCGGACGACTCACCACCGTCACCGGCAGCCCGCGGGCCTACGTACTCCCCGGAGGAACCCGATGACCGGACCCGAGCACTACCGCGAAGCCGAACAGCTCCTGTCCGACGCTTCCTACCAGCGTGACCGCAACGGACACCCGGTACGGAAGGACGGCACCACCTTCCAGCCCGGCGAGCATGCGGCACTGATCGCCCGCGCTCAGGTGCACGCCACCCTCGCCCTCGCCGCCGCGACCGCCGCCCAGCTCGCGGACCGCTACGTCGGCGACGGCGCCCACATCAACAACTGGCAGCCCGCCATCGGGTGGAAGCCCGAGCTGCCCAAGGAGGAGACCCCTCATGTCTTCTGAACTCGTCAAGTCGCAGCCCGCCACCCCGGCGACGCTGCCCGAGAAGATGCAGTACGCGCAGGCCCTCGCCCAGTCCGGCATGCTGCCCAGCCAGTACCGCCAGCAGCCCGCCAACCTCCTCTACGCCCTGGAGTTCGCCGACTCCCTCGACCTCCACCCCATGGCCGCGATCACCGGCGTGCACGTCATCGAGGGCAAGCCGAGCGCCTCATCGTCGCTGATCTCCGCGCTGGTCCGGCGGGCCGGCCACAAGCTCCGCGTCCGGGGCGACGACACCAAGGCCGTCGCGCAGATCATCCGCAGCGACGACCCGGACTTCGTCTTCGAGTGCACCTGGACGATGGACCGCGCCCAGCAGGCCGGGCTCACCGGGAAGCAGACCTGGAAGAAGTACCCGGCCGCGATGCTTAAGGCCCGCGCGATCACCGAGGTTGCCCGCGAGGCGTGCGAAGAGGCCCTGTCCGGCATGCACTACACGCCGGAAGAGCTGGGCGCCCAGGTCGACGCCGAGGGCAACCCCATGGACGCCGAGGTGCAGCAGCTCCGCTCGGTGAAGCCGGGCGAGCCGGACCAGTGGCAGCAGCCCGCACCCCAGCAGGGAGAGCCCGACCGGGACTACGTTGCCGAGGCTCGGTCCGCCGGCGAAGCCGACGCCGTCCGCCGGATCTGGCAGGAGGCCAAGGCCGCCGGGCTGGACGACGTGAAGCTGGGCCACATCGCCGCGGTCGGCAAGAGCCTCGCCGCCGGGCCCCCGCCCGCCAAGCCGACCGAGCCCGAGACGGACACCGACGACGCCGTGGACGGCGAGGTCGTCTCCGAGGAGGAGCAGGCCGCCCGCACAGCCGAACACGAGCTGCGCGACTGGGCCCAGGCCAACGGCCTCGACGACATCGCGGGCGACTTCGAGGGCGCCACCGGCATGCCGCTGGACCAGGCCCTCGCCCCCCAGATCCGCACCTTCCTCAACCAGCTCCGCGGCTCCGCGGCCTGACCACCACACAGGTGGGGCGTCCCCGCCCGAATCGGGGGCGCCCCACCCCAGGAGACCACATGGACATGAAGCAGTTGGCACTCGCCGAGGCTGCACTCAAGACTCTCGGCGACGCCGTCAAGGACCAGCTCGCCGAGGTGCGCGAGCAGATGCAGACCCACCTCGACGACACCGGCGCCTCCCGCGTGGACGCCACCCTGCCCGACGGTACGAAGGTCGCCACCGTCTCCCGCAGCGAGTCCAAGCCGAAGGCGGTCGTCATCGACGAGGCGACGCTGCTGGCCTGGGTGCGCGAGCACGCCCCCGACGAGATCACCAGCCGCGTCGTCACGGAGATTCGCCCCGCCTACATGACGGCGCTCCTGGCCAGGCTCACCGCGGCCGGCGCCGCCGAGGTTCCGGACGAGGAGACGGGCGAGATCCGGGAGGTGCCCGGGGTGGAGATGCGCACTTCGCGGGTCACCACGCACACGGTGCGCGCTGCGAAGGGCGGGGCCGAGGCCATCGTCGCCGCGTGGCGGTCCGGGCAGCTCGCCCACCTCGACCTGCCGCAGCTCACCGCCGGAGGTGAGGCAGCATGACCGCCCTCGCCTTCACCGACGCCGAGACAACGCACCTGGACCCGTGGTTCGGCGATGCGTGGGAGATCGCCGTCATCCGCCGCGACACCGACGGCACCGAGGCCGAGTACCTGTGGCAGGTGCGGGTGCCGCTCTACCACGCCGACCCCGAGTCGCTGTCCATCGGCCGCTACCAGGAGCGGTTCGCTGTCTCCGCCGGCTGGGATGCCGCGGAGATGAACGAGGACGGCACCGTCCGCGCGCGGCTGACCATGCCGGAGCTGCTGTTCGACGTGCAGGAAGCCCTCTGGGACGCGGTCCTGGTCGGCTCGAACCCGGGCTTCGACGTCCGGTTTCTGACGAAGTTGCTCCAGGAGCACAACCGCAAGCTGCCGTGGCACTACCGGCCGGTCGACATCGCGCCCCTCGCCGCGGGCTACCTGGTGGGCTGCGGGCGCGGCGCCGAGGTGACGCTCCCGTACTCCTCCCGCGGTCTCTCCCGCGCGGTGGGCGTGGAGCCCCCGCAGCAGGGTGTGGCGCACACGGCGCTGGGCGACGCGCGCTGGGCCCGGGACGTGTACGACGCGGCCACCGGGAGCGGGTCGTGACCGCGGTGGGCGGTGTGGCCACCGCCGCTGCTCTGGCCACCGTCTACATCGCGCTGATATGGGCCCTCCGCCGCTACGCCTTCCCGCCCGCCCCCGCCGCGGCGCCCGTCGCTGTGTCGATGCCGACCGTCGAGGACGTGCCCGACGGCTGGCTCGTCGTCGAGACCCAGTTGTGCACGGGACGGTGCCGCACGCACATGCCGCACGAGATCACCGGCGAGGTGGCCCGCTGCGTCGGCTGCAACGCCACCCACACCCCGGAGGCCGACCGTGGTTGACGTTCCCCTGCCGGTCCCGCCGACTGCTCCGACCCAGCCGCACCTCCTGGCCGCGGCCCGCCGGTCGGTCGACGCGATCGCCGCACGCGGCGGCTGGAGCACGGACGACAAGGACACCGTGCTCGCCGCCCTCGGCCTCACCTCTTCCGCCTCGGCGCCCGACGCCGACGACACCAAGGATCACTCATGAGCTACCCCGAACTCCTCACGCCAGAGGAGAAGCTGGCCGACGCCAAGGAACGGCTCGGCGTCCCGACGATCGTGTGCATCTGCGGCTCCACGCGGTTCATGCCGGAGATGGCCGACGCCGACCTGGCCGAGACCGCTGCGGGCCGGATCGTCGTCAAGCCGGGCTGCAACATGAAGCAGCCGCACCCGCTGTGGGCCGATCGTGTCGAGGCGGAGCGGCTGAAGACGACGCTCGACGAGTTGCACCGGGCGAAGATCCGCCTGGCGGACGAGGTGCTCGTCGTCGGCGACTACATCGGCGCCTCGACCACCGCCGAGATCGACTACGCCCGGGAGCTGGGCAAGCCGGTGCGGTTCACCCACCCGGACGTCGACCCGGGCGAGGTGGCGTGATGATCCCCGGCGACTACGACAAGCTGTGGGACGAGTCCCGCGACGAGCCGCCCTTCGCCAACAGCGACGAGGGCTACGGCTGGATGGCAGCGAACTGCGACACCTGCACCCACGACCAGCCCGCACGACAGGGCGACGAGGGCAACGGCTGCCCGCTGCTGCTCCTCTCCCTCGTCGGCCGCCGCCCGGCGCAGTGGCTCGACGGTCCGCGCGACGAGCACGGCCGCTACTCCCGAGCCGGCCAGTACCACTGCGTCGAGTACCGGCACGAGGACGACGGCCCGTCCGAGCCGCAGCCGATCCCGGACCCGCCCGGCCAGTTGGGGCTGGTGCCTCGTGAGGGCTACGAGGGTGTGCGGATGCTGCTGCGGCCGAACCCGGCAGAGCTGGGGGTGTCGTGATGGGTGCGCACCGGCTGGCCTCCCGCGCCACACTCCGCGCCCAGGTGAAGCGCCTCGAAGCCGAAGCCGCTGACCTCACCTGCCAGGTCATCAAGCTGACCGGCGAGTTCGATGCCGCAGCGGTCGAACTGTCCGGCGCCCTCGAAGACCGGCGTGCGGCCGACGAGCGGGCCAAGCACCTGGCCGGGCAGCTCGCCGAGGCCATGGCCGAGGTCCACCGGCTCCGGTCCGAACTCGCCGAGTCCGGCGCGGTCACCGTCCCGTCGGCCGAGCGCGACACCAGCCACCCCGCCGACATCGCCACGCACCCGATCCCCGCCGGCGACATGTGGGCCGACCCCACCCGCTGGCGCCACACCGCATAACCCCGTCGACCGGCCCGCGCCCGGGGATGACAACAGGCCCCCGGCGCGGGCCACCACACCACCACTCCAGCACTAACCCGCACCGGGAGGTGACCCGCAGATGAAACACCTCAACGCCTCACCGCCACACATCGCACCCGAACACCTCGCCCTCGGCACCTGCCCCACCTGCGGCAAGAAGTCCTACCTCACCCGCCGCGAAGCACGACGCGCCGCCCGCGCCATCCACCCCCACACCCACCTTCGCGCCTACAAGTGCGGCACCCACTGGCACTTCGGCCACAACCCGGACTGGCGAAAGCGAGGCGAGACCAGATGACCCGACCCCACGGCTACGCCCGCTACAAGCTCGACGGCTGCCGCTGCTACACCTGCGGCTTCGCCGCCGCCCAATACCGCGACGCCCGCGACCACGCCATCCGCCGCGGAACCTGGCAGCCCTACGTCGACGCCGAACCCGCCCGCGCCCACGTGCGTGAACTCCTCGCCTGCGGACTCGGCACACGCACCATCGCCGCCCTCGCCCACCTCGACCGCAAGCAGGTGTACGTCCTCCTGCACGGCCGATCCGACCGCGGCACACCACCACCGGCACAGATCCGGCCGGCCACCGCCGCGGCGATCCTCTCCGTCGAGCCGACGTGGGAGAACCTGCCGGGCACGACCACCGTCGCCGCAGTCGGCACCGTGCGCCGTCTCCAGGCGCTGACCGCCAGAGGCTGGCCGCAGTCACGCCTCGCGGCCCGCCTGGACATGACCCCGAACAACTTCGGGGCGCTCCTCGCACGGGAGCACGTCACCGTGGCCACCGCGCGCCGCGTGCGCAGCCTCTACGACGAGCTGTGGCGCACCGACCCCCGTGACCACCGTGTCGACAACCAGGCATACAGCCGGGCACTCAACCAGGCCAAGGCCAAGCTGTGGGCCCCGGTCGGGGCGTGGGACGACGACACCATCGACGACCCGCAGGCGTACCCCGACTGGACTGGCCACTGTGGCACGTCCAGCGGCTACAACGCCCACTTCCAAAACCGTGTCCTGCCTGCTTGCCAGCCGTGCCTCGACGCCCGCAGCGCACACCGTGCCGCAGTGAAGGCGGTGGCGGCATGACGAGTGCCCTGGCCTCCGACTGCTCCTGTACTCCGATCACGTCCTACGTGTGCGGGCACTGCTGGCACGACCAATGCCTCGACTGCGGCCAGTGCGCTGGACCCGGCTGCACCTGCCACTGCCTGCTCGGCTTCGAGCCCCGAGAGCAAACCGAGCAGCCGCTGTTCTGGCTGGGCGCACACCACGCCCGGTGGCTCGCCACCGCCGGGGTGCGGCTGTGCGTCTCCCGCCGCACCCTGGCCGGCCGCCGCAGCCTGCCCCGTGCCGCCGTCCCGTGGCTGTGTGACTCCGGTGGGTTCACCGAGTTGTCCCTGCACGGCACCTGGACCGTCCCAGCCGACGCATACGCGGCCGAAGTCCGACGATTCGCCAACAAGGTCGGCCTGATGGCGCACGCCGCACCGCAGGACTGGATGTGCGAGCCGTGGATGATCGCCAAGACCGGCCTGACCGTAGCCGAGCACCAGGCCCGCACCGTCGGCAACTACCTCGATCTGCGCGCTGCCGACCCCGGCCTGCCGTTCATGCCCGTCTTGCAGGGATGGACACTCGCCGACTACGAGCACTGCATCAGCCTGTACGACAAGGCTGGCATCGATCTGGCCGCGCAGCCCCTCGTCGGAGTCGGGTCAGTGTGCAGGCGGCAGGGCAGCACCGAGGCTGCCGCGCTCCTCACGGCACTCGCCGGGCACGGGCTGAGTCTCCACGGCTTCGGCCTGAAGATCGAGGGCCTTGCACTGGCTGCCGACTACCTGGCTTCCGCAGATTCCCTGGCCTGGTCCCGGGACGCCCGCTGGAACCCGGCCATGCCTGGCCACGAACACGCCTCGTGCGCCAACTGCCAGCCCTACGCGCTGGCCTGGCGCGAACGGGTCCTCGACGTCCTCGATCGACCCCGGCAGCTTGCTCTGGACTTGGCGGTGGCGGCATGACGCGGGAAGAGCGCGCCACCAGAGCCCGCGCCCTCCACCGAGCCGGCTGGACCGACCCGGCCATCGCCGCCCACCTCGGCGTGTCCACCCGCACCGTCCTCCGCCTCCGCCACGAACCCACCCGCACCCGGAAGGCCACAGTCATCATCGACCGGCCCAAGCCCTCTGCGAGCTGGCACCGGCACGGCGCCTGCACCCGACCCACCCCAGTCCCCGCCGACTGGGACGGCGACGGCGACACCACCGAAAGCATCGCCGCACAGAACATCTGCATGCTGCGCTGCCCCGTCCGAGCCCTCTGCCTGGCCGAGGCCATGCACGTCGAGGGCGCCATGCCGACCGGGGGCCGCAACGGCATCGCGGGCGGCCTGACCCCCGTGCAGCGGGCTTCCCTCTACCGCACGCTGCGCTCCCGCACCCAGGAGGTGCCCGCATGAGCATCACCGGCCACGCCTCCGACAACCTGCCCCGCGGTGACTGGCGGGAGCATGCCGCCTGCCGCGTGCTGGCCGACCCGGAGGTGATGTTCCCGCCGCCGGGCGAGCAGGGCTTCGTCGCCCGCAGCATCTGCGGCGACTGCCCCGTCCGCAGGGCGTGCGCGAACTGGGCCCTCAGCAACCCGCAGGACGCGGCGTTCGGCGTGTGGGGCGGGCTGACCGAGCGGGAGCGGGCGACCATCCTGCGCCGCCGCGTGCCCCGGGACCCGGACCACCCGCAGGCCGAGTGCGGCACGGCGGCGGCCGTCCCGTGACCACGCCGCGGGGCCGCCACCCCGGCGGCCCCGCACCACACCCGGCACACGACAAAGCCCCGCCGAAGCGGGGCCCAGGGGAGAGGAGAAGCCGATGTCAGGAGTCGCGTTGGCGCCGGCGGTAGGCGGCGACCTCTCGCTTGATGTGCATGCGGATGTCCGCAGCGCGCGACAGGCCCTTGTCCTTGCAGGCCAGTTTGTAGGCGGCCCAGTCGTCGTCGGACAGCAGGAAGAGGCGGGGCTGGGGAACTCCGGGCTTGCGCACCACGTGCCGGAGAACGGGCTCGTCTACATCGACGACGTTGTACGCGGGGCTCTCATGCTTGATCGCTTGCACCTCGGCGGTGAGAGCTTCGGTACGCGTCGGATGCCACTCGATGCGGCGCTCGACGACATCGTCCCACCAAGCCTTGTCTCGCGCGTGGCTTTGCCAGCGGGCCGCGGGGTCGAACGCTACACCGACGTACAGCAGCCGCCCGGCGCGGTCGAAGAGCCGGTAGAGGGCGGTCGGCCGGGCGAAGTCGATCTGCTCTCCCCGTCGCGGCATGTGGGTTCTCCTCTGTCAGGCAGAGGTGTCCCCCTGCTTCCTTTTGCTGGTGACGGTCGGCTCGCGCAGTCGGGGCACGTTGTGCTCCCGCGCAATGCGACGGACGTGCTCAGCCGTGTAGCCGGTCTCTGCGGCGACATCGCGGGGCCGCATGCCGGCGCGAAGCGCAGCGGCGATGGCTTCGCTGAGGTCCTCGCGGGCACGGGCTTCGCCCTCTTTCGCCCGCTTGTGGCTTCGCACGGCGGATCGCAGGCGGGTCACGACTTCCTCCTCGGTCATGCACCGATCGTCCCACATCCATGTGGCCAAGTGTCATATGGCTATCTTAGCCCACATCCATGTGGCAACATGGAGGTTGGCTATTTGCACGACCCGCCCTGACCGGGGCCGCACCCCCGAGCCCTGACCAGCGCGAATGAGAAGAGAGATCGTTGAGTAAAGAGGCGGTGAAGTGGGCCATGGACGACGCGCCCATGCTGCTCACCAAGGCGAAGAAGCCGGACACCACAGCCCGGCACGTCCTCCAGGCCCTCGCCGAGCACGCCCATGCGGACGGCTCCGGCGCACACCCCTCTGTGCTCCGACTCCAGTACCGGACCGGCTACGACAGGGTGACCGTTCAGCGGGCACTACGCCGCCTCCAGGCGGGGAAGCTGATCAGTCCTATCGGCAGCGTCAGCGGCCGCACGGAGTGGCGACTGGCCTTGGACGCGCGCCGCCCTGCTTCCGACTGGCAGCAACTCGAAGACGGCGAGGACGCGGGCCGGGCGGCGGCGGCCGAGCGGAAGAGGAAGTCCCGAGCCAAGGCCGTCACGAACTCTGAGTCCGTGACCGTCACAGACGCAGAGTCTGTGACCGACGGGGATGTCACGAACTCTGAGTCCGTCCGTCACGCATCCGAAGTGCGTGACGTCACGAACTCTGAGTCCGGACGTCACGCACTCAACGCAGCCCTAACCATCAAGGAACCACCACCTCAACCACCAACAACCAAAAACACTTCTGAGCCTGGCGGCTCAGAAGGAGATTCCCTCACCGATCCACTCGCCCTCGACAGCAGCGGCAACACCGCCCCCCAGCGCGACTACCGCCTCGACCAGTTCGGCGCGTTCTGGACCGTCTACCCCCGCAGCAAGCAGATCGAGAAGGCCAAGCGCGCATGGCGCGACGCCATCGACCGCGGCGCCGACCCCGAACACCTCGTCGCTGCCGCCACCGCCTACGCCCACGAACGCAAGGACCAAGAGGCGAAGTTCACGCCCTACCCCGCCCGCTGGTTGGACGACGGCCGCTACGACGACGAGCCCGACCCCCAGCCCGCCAAGGGACGCCACCTCCGCGCCGTCGGCGACTGGCAGCCCTTCCAGCCGCCCACCGACCACTCCGTCTACGAGAGCGGATTCTGATGCCCGAGCCCGAGACCCTCGCCAACAAGCGCGGCAGCATGCTCGGCCGGCTCATGGCCGAGGCCGCCGCCCGCTGCCCCGACGCCGCCACCCTCGGCCCCCTCGACGCCGACGAGCCCACCCCCGACGAACCCGGCCACCCCGAGTACCACCGCCGCCAGCGCCGCGACTTCGCCCTCAAGCGCTGGCAGACCGCCGCGCCGTACCGGTACCGCGACGCCACCACCACACACCCCCAGGTGATCGCCTGGGCCGACCGCGCCGTGAAGGACCTCCGCGACGCCGGGTTCCTCCTGCTGACCGGCCCCTTCGGCACCGGCAAAACCCACAACGCCTACGGCGCCCTCCGTCGCATAGCCGAAGCCGGACCCGACCGCTACGAGATCATCGCGCTCACCGCCCCGGACATGTACGCCCTGCTCCGCCCCGGCGGCTCCGACCGCGGCGGCGAAGCCGAACTCAAGCGGCTCACCCGCGTACCGCTGCTCCTCCTCGACGACCTCGGCACCGAAAAGATCAGCGAGTGGACCGAGGAAGCCACCTACCGGCTCCTCAACGAGCGGTACAACGAATGCCGCCCCATGATCATCACGAGCAACCTGCCCCCGCACGACCCCAACGGGCCCGACCTCGTAGCGAAACTCGGCGAACGCATCACCTCCCGCCTCGCCCAGATGACCACCGTCATCCCCATGAACGGCAACGACCGACGCCGCGGGGGAGACGCAGCATGAACCACGACGACCCCCGCATGGCCAACGTCGAATGCGGCATCGCCCGCCTCGGCTACCAGCACGGCAAGACCGGCATCGAGATCGCCGAACAGTGGATCGTCGCCCACCTCGACGCACTGCTCTCCGTCACCACCGGGCGGACCGCCGACCCGGCCGCCTTCCCCGACTTCGGCGACGGCTCGAAAGAGGAGACCGCGCGCCGCATCGTCGCCCGCCTCCTCGACGCCGGCTGGCGCCCCGCCGACACCGAATGCCTCGACCTCCCAGCCGAAGGAGCCCCGCAATGAAAGCCCTCACCATCCGCCAGCCCTGGGCCGACGCCATCACCCACGGCTCGAAGCGCGTCGAGAACCGCAGCTGGGAACTCCCGGCCAAGCACGTCGGCACCCGCATCCTCATCCACGCCGGCCAGGGCTACGACCCGATGGGCCGCTTCATCATCGCGGACCACGACCTCGTCGCCTCCTGGCCCGACACCCGCGGCGCGATCACCGCCGCCGCCACCCTGACCGGCTCCCACTGGTCGAAGGACGGCACATGCTGCCGACCGTGGGGCCAGGAAGTGTCCTACCACTGGCAGCTCGCCGACGTGGTCGCTCTCCCCGCCCCGGTGCCGTGCAAGGGCCGGCTCGGCTTCTGGACGCCGCCCGCCGAGGTCCTGGCCGCCGTCGAGCAGCAGCTCGCGGAGGTGTCCGCATGAAGCGCAGCTTCGCCCGCCTCCTCGACGCACTCACCCACACCGGCCCCGGCTACAACCCGCCACACCAGCCCCGCCGCGGCGACGACATCGACCGGTGGCTGAAAGCCCAGCGGGACGCGGCAGCCGACCACCCGGAGGCGTACCAGGCCGCGGACGGACTGCTCGACCTGTACCGGCTGCACGCCGACACCCGCACCCCGCTCACCGAACACGTCTGCGAGGGGCGGGTCATCGGCGACTGCGAGTGCTTCGAAGGCGGTGCCCGATGACCGGCCAGCACTCGCTCCGCGTCCGCCTCTACGGAGGCCGGTCTGTCCACGCCGCCCGCGAGCTGCCGATCTCCGGCGGCACCGAGACCGCCTGCGAGTACTTCATCGATGTTCTCGCCGCGAACCACTGGCTCGACGACGACACCGAGATCACCTGCCGCCGCTGCATCCACGCCATCAACCGAGAGGCCCAGCGATGACCGGCCAACTCCAGATCCCCGAGCCCACCCCCGGCACCATCAACGCCGCCGCCGGCGAACACGCCAAACAGACCGGCATGGCCCGCGCCGACCAGCTCGACCCCCACTGGGCCGACGCCTGCGACCAGCGCATAGCCAAGTTCGCCGCCCGCGGCATCCCCTTCCAAGCCGCCGACCTCGTCGCCGACGGCCTCGACGAACCCCCACACCCCAACTGCTGGGGCCCCCGCTTCCGCGCCGCCTCCCACGCCGGAGTCATCCGCTTCCACGGCTACGCCAAGTCGAAGCGCGCCACCGTCCACCGCTCCATCTGCCACGAGTGGATCGGCGCCGACACCGAGGAGCGTGCCGCGTGAGCACCGACCGAGCACGACGCCGCACCATCACCTGCAACTCCTGCGGCCAAACCGCCGAACACCGCGGCCGCGGATACTGCGTCACCTGCTACACCCGCTGGGTCTACCACGGACGCCCAGCCAGCGGACCCCCGAACCCCGGCGAGCGCCCACGCAAGACCCCCACCAAGCAGCACCGCCCCCTGCCCGCCTTCTGCAACCACGGCCACCGCCTCGACGACAGCAACCTGCGCTTCACCCCCGACGGCGTCCGCTACTGCCGAGCCTGCCGGTACGTCACCGACAAGACGTACACCGAGCGCCGGTTCACCAAGCGCCACGACAGCCACGACGTCATCCCCACCCGCGACGGCCGCCGCTACTGCCGCACCTGCAACCGCGGCGACCACGACATCGACGAGATGGCAGTGGAACGCGCCGCCTCCGGAGACCGCCCCGCCCGCGTCACCCCCGCCGAACTCGAAGCCGCAGTCATCCAACTCCGCCTGTACGGACTCACCTACGAGCTGATATCCGCCCGCACCGGATGCAGCCTCCGACAGGCATGGGGGATCTGCCACCGCAACGGGCTCAGCAGCCCCCGGGCCACGAAGGAAGCGTCATGAGCCACTCCTGCACCCACTGGCGCAGCGACAACCCGCCCACGGCCGACGCAACACCAGCCATCCCCCACCGGCCCATCCACCTGCCGACCAAGCCAACTGCATTCCGCGTGCACACCGAGAACGGCCGCACGCAGGACTGCACCCTGCATCCCGACGGCCGCATGACCATGCTCACCTCGGGCCAGACCTGGACATCAGCACTCAGCTTCGACGAGATGCGAGAGCTGAACTGGGCGGGCGCGCGGATCGAATGGGACCCCGCGCCGCTGCCGGGAGCCCCGCCGGTCGCGGAGCAGCCGACCCAGATGGACATCGCCAGTCAGGGCGGCGTCTCGTGACGCGCCGGCCGCACAGCGTCCCCATGCCCGACGGGATCCGCGCCATGTCCCGCACCGGACAGCACCCCGCCCGCGCCGTCACTTGCCCCCACTGCGGCGCCCACGACCGCGCACCCTGCACCACCCCGTCCCGCAGGCACCAGCTCACCGAGAACCCCGTCCACCACGCCCGCATCTCCGCGTGGGTCATCGCCACCGCCGTCTGCCCCGCCTGCCAAGTCGCCCCCGGAACCCCCTGCCGGGTCGGCGGCAGGGCCATCCCCGAACCCCACCCACAGCGCGTACAGGAAGCCGAGGTCACCACATGACCAGCACCATGGAATGGATCCGCCGCCAGTACGACGTCCCCGCCCGCCACCGGATGCGCATCGAATACGACGGCAAGCCCGCCACCATCACCGGCGCAGGCGGCGGCGGACACCTCCGCTTCCGCATCGACGGCGAGAAACGCATCACCACCGGCCACCCCTGCTACCGCATCGTCTACCCGGCCGTCCCCGAACCCACCCGACCGCGCGGCTGGTGCAAGCACTGCGGCAAGGACCGGGCCATGACCCGAGCCGGTGTCATGGGCAACCACCACTGGGGCGGACGCACCTGGTCCAAGCCCTGCCCCGGGTCCGGAAAGCCGCCGTGGAAGCCCGTCCGCAACCAGACCCACCCCGGCGAGCAGAGGACCACACCGTGACCGCCCCGTACCGCGTACTCGTCACCGGCAGCCGCGACTGGCCCGCCTCCGCCGTGGTGTGGGCTGCGCTCAACAACGTCCGCGACGAAGCACTCATCACCGACCGGCCACTCGTCGTGGTCCACGGCGCCTGCCCGACCGGCGCCGACGCCCAAGCCCGCGACTGGTGCCTCACCGCCACCAGCTTCGTCAACGGCGTCACCGAGGAACAACACCCCGCCAACTGGCAGATCAACGGGCGCCGGGCCGGGTTCATCCGCAACGCCCACATGGTCTACCTCGGCGCCGACCTCTGCCTCGCCTTCATCCGCAACGGCAGCCGCGGCGCCACCCACACCGCCGACCTCGCCGAGCAGGCCGGTATCCCCGTTAGGTGCTGGACCACATGACCACCGCCTACGACCGGCTCCTCGCCGAGGAGATACCCGTCCGCCCCGCACCCCCGCCGCACACACCCCAGCACACCCACCACCCCAGCGCCTGGACACCCGAGCAGCAGGCCCAGCACCGCGCCGACCTCCTCGCCGCACTCGACGCACACCACGCCCACCACCGCGGCCGACACCTCGCAGCCGTACCCGAACAGGACGCCGCCTAATGGCCCGCAGCCCCGCAAACCAGCCCGCACTCGGCGACCGCCACCACCCCATCCCCACCACACCCGACACCGTCCCAGCCGGCTGCTGGTGGTTCACCGACCCCGACGGCGCCCTATCCCTCCTCCCCGGATGCATGGCCCGCATCCAAGACCCAGAAGCCGAATGCACATGCGACACCCTCGGCGCCCGCCTGGAACGCACCCAACGGAAGCTCAGAGAAGAGCGAGCCGAACGGCAGTACGCCGAGGCCTGGTACCAGGCCCTGCACGCCGCCCTCGACGCCCACCCCGCCGGACCAGAAATCCGAGCCGACGCGCGCAGCAGACGAGATGCAACCCCCGCCCGACCGTAGATCTCCGACAACCCCAGGCAGCGAGGACACCATGCCAAACCCCTGCCCCACCCCGGACAAGGTCCGCTACGCCACCCGAGCCGGCGCCGAGCAAGGCGCCCACCGCGCCCGGCTCCACTTCGACGACACCGTCTACCCGTATGCGTGCTCGTGCACGTGGTGGCACCTGTCCAAGAACCAGCCCGAGTCCACCCCGAGCCCGGAGGACGCGAGCCGTGCCGCCATCGAGCGGGTAGCCGCTCTCCCCAGCATCGCCTTCCGGGAGATCGTCGCCAACGACGCAGCCGGGAAGGGAGACCGTGATGAGCGTGGGGCACTGCGCGCTCCGGTGAACTTGACCCGTTGGCGTCGGGCGCTTGGCGAACTGCTGCACGACGTGCAAGAGCAACTGACGTCGAGCCGCTGGAACAAGACGTTGGCCGCGCAGGACTGGCGGAAGCGGGCGACCGGCTACCAGGAGCAGCTGCTGCGACGGCAGGTGGAGTGCAAGCAGCTGCGGGCGGATGCGCACGCGGTGGGTGTGTCGAGCCGTGTGGCGTCGCGGCGGCGTGTGGTGGATGCGGCTCGGTTGTCGGGCGCTCCGGTGAAGGAGTTGCGGCGGCTGGCTGGCGAGATGGCGGTGGATCGGCTGATCGAGGCTCATCGGGGCGAGTTCGATGGACTGCTGGCTGAGGAGTACGCCGCGGTGGATCTGCCGCTGCCGGAGGGCGTCATGCAGCGGATGACGGAGGCGGAAGTGGGAGCGGCGTCGTGAGCCTGCGCCTCGTGCCGGTCCGCTTCCGCCAGGCCCAAGCGTTCTGTGCGATGTGGCACCGGCACCATCCGGCGCCCCGCGGCATGGTCTTTGCCGTCGGTGTCGCCGATCAGCACGGTGTGCTTCGCGGTGTCGTTGTCGTCGGCCGGCCCGTCGCCCGGCACCTGGACAACGGGCAGACGCTGGAGGTCACCCGCACCGTCACGGACGGCACGGTCAATGCCAACTCGATGCTGTACGGCGCGGCGACAAGGGCGGCATGGGCGCTGGGCTACACCCGGTTGATCACGTACACGCAGGCGGGAGAGAACGGTGCGAGCCTGCGCGCGGCCGGGTGGCGCGTGCTCGCTAAGCGGCCTGCCACCCCGGGCTGGGACCGGCCGTCCCGCCCGCGTGAGCCCCGCGGTACGGAGCACATGCCGCGAACGCTGTGGGAGGCCGCCTCATGACGTCCCGCCGCTGTGCCGGTTGCGGGCGCGCGTTGCGGGATCCGGTGTCGGTCTCGGCCGGTATGGGTCCGGTGTGTCGGCGTGCGGTCCGCGGGCCGGAGCCGCTGCGGATGCATGAAGGGGTGGTTCCTGCGGTGTCCGGCCAGCTCGAACTACCGGGCTGCGGTGAACTGCCAGCCACCTCCCCGCTCAACCACCGTCGTGTCCGCCGCCGCGGGCCGACCGTCGACCTGCCCGACATCGCCAACTACCCCGGAGGACTCTCATGACCGCCGTCCCAACGGAGCCGTTCCTGTCCGTTGCCGTGCGCTGCTTCGTCGTCGGTGCTGTCGGCACTGCGGTGGTGAACGCGGTGTGGTGGCTGATGGCCGGTGGGCCGATGCCGCCGTGGGCGTCGCTCGTCACGTCGATGGTGGTGATGGCTGCTGTTGGTCGGGTGGCTGCGTATCGGCGTGAGCGTGCGTGGCGGCGGGTGATCGCCGCCTATGACTTGCCGTCGTTCGGTGCGGATTGCGGGGACACGCCCGGTCGTCCGCCTGCTGTCTGATCCCTTTCGTTTGCCCGGTCGCCGTGCGCGGCCGGGCCCACCCCCGGAGAACCTGATGACCGAGCCCAACAGTGCTGCGCTCCTCGCTAGTAGCTGCGATGCCTGCCAGCACACTCTCAACTGGCACCGCAACGACGTCGGCTGCACCGTCCCTCGCTGCGCTTGTGGACGCTTCCAGCCCAGCATCCCCGAGACGCCTGCTGTGCGCCCGCGGGACGGCCGTACAGGCGCTCCGGCGTCTCCGTGCCCGCCGGACGCCCCGAGCGGGCCGCAGACGGGCGCACAGGACCGCGAGGCCCCAACTCATCCCGCCCGCCTCCGCGCTGTGGTGCTGTCCGCTCTCGCCGGCTGCGGTGTGCAGGTGCCCGCCGCGCGTGCGCAGGCCGCTGCGGAGACCGTGCTCGTGCACCTGGCCGACGCGCAGCAGCCCGGCGGCGGCGCAGTCCGCGTCACCACCGGCAGCAGCGAACGCCGCGACCGGTACGCGGCAGCAGTCCGCCGCCTCCACGAGACCGGCGGCCTCTACGCCCTCGACGCAGGCGAGGACACCCGCATCGCCGACGCCGTGACGCCCGTGGCCGACGCCGAGCAGCACGCGGTGTACCGGCTGCTCGCCGAGTCCCGCACCCGCGAAACCCGCCTGCGGGACGCACTCCAGCGCATCGACTCCAACATCGCGAACGGCGGGGCATCCGACGGTCTCCTGATCCGCTCCATCCGAGACATCACAAGGAGTGCACTGTGACCACCGACGAACGACGCAAGCGGTTCCGCACGGCGGTGTACCAGGCCATCGAGCGAGGAGACGACCCCGCCGACGCCGCCAAGGCCGTATCCGACCAGGCGCAGCACGAGACGGTGACACGCCTCCGCGACGAGCGTGACCGGGCCATCCGCATCGCCGTGGCCCTGGAGAACCAGCTCGCCGCCGTGCAGGAGTACGCGCGGCACAGCGACGACACCGCACCCCGCACCCGCGAAACCATCCTCCGCCTCACCGACGGCTACCAGCCCGACGCCAGCGCCCCACAGCACCTCGCCCGCGGCAGCAACGCCGAGAAGTGCCCCGCATGCGTGAGCACCAGACGGTCGTATGTGCCCCTCCTCCTCTGCCCCGGACCCGACGACGGAGCCGCATCGTGACCGTGTCCCGGGAACTAAGCGAAACCGAACTGGCAGTCCTCCGCAGAACCGCGGACGGCGACACCTACAGCGAGATCGGCCACCACATCAACCTCACCACCAAGAGCGTGGCGAACGTAGCCACCCGCGTCATGCGCAAACTCGGCGCGGTCAGCATGCCCCACGCCGTCTACCTCGCCACCCGCACCGGACTCCTCGACGCCCCCCTCGACAACCCCCTGACCGCCCGGCAGCTCGAAGCGCTCCTTTGGACCGCCCTCGGCTACACCGCGCAACACGCCGCCGACCACATGGGCGTGTCCCTCGACACCGTCCGCTGGCTCCTCCGCACAACCCACCACCGGCTCGGCGCCCGCACCGCCACCCACGCCGTCGCCCTCGCCATGGCCGCCGGCCTCATCACCCCAGCCCACATCACCACCCGGCGACAGGAACACGCCGCATGACCAGCACCCCGCTCGCCCAGACCCGGGTTGAGCCCAGCCGGGCTCTCATCCGCGCGCTGCAACACCAGATCGAGCAGCTCGCCGACAGCATCTCCGGCAAAAACGCCCACCGCACCGCAGCCGGCTGGGTGTACATGACCTGCGTCCACGCCTGGGCCGCCGACCACCACCTCATCGACGGCCGCCTCCACCGCGACGCGCAGCCCGCGCGGCAGCAGTTCCTCACCCAAGGCGGCACCAACCTCGCCTGGCTCACCTACGCCGTCGCCGACACCGCCGTCCACCCCTGCGCCTGGACACTCCTCGACCCCGCCTACGACAACCCCGTCCGCCACGCCTCACCCAGCGACACCGCCGCCAGCCGCCTACTCGACTGGTGGGCCGAGGACGCCCCCGCCCTCGCCTACCCCGTCGACACTGGGCCCGGCACGATCACCGGCTGGATCCTCGGCGACCTCCTCCAACTCGTCACCGACGAACGCCGTCTCGCCCACGCCCTCGCCCAATCCCCCTGGTGGCTCGCCGACGGCATCCTCGACCGCACCCTCATCCCCGCCGCCCGCGACTTCCGCGACGAGACGCTCCGCCTGATAGACCCCACCTGCGGCACCGGCCACTTCCTCATACGCGCCATCGACATGCTCTGGGAGCTGCACACCACCGGCAGTCTCGCCCCGCGGCAGATGCGCATGGACGGCGTCACCAGCTGGACCCCCATACCCCCCGCCGAGGCGGCCCGCCGCATCCTCGCCGGCGTCGACGGCATCGAACTCGACCCCATCACGGAGGCGGTGTGTCGCCTGCGCGTCACCGTCTACCTCGCGCACCTGCTGCACGAGGCCGGCGCCCTGCCCGGACCGCTGCGCCTGGACGCGATACCGCACCGGCTGATGCCCCGGATCAGCGTCGGCGACAGCCTCCTCGCGGGGAAGGTGTCCCGTGCCGAGTACGCCCGGCTGCGCCCTGCCCAAGCCCGCATCGTCAACCTCGGCACCGACGCACCCGCAGATGGCGAGGCTCCGGACGGGGAGACGGCCCCGATCCCCGTCGTGCTCCCCCAGGGCACCGAGCGCGAACAACTCGCGCTCTTCTCCTGACCCCCTCCGCCCGAGTCGCGCAACCGGAAGACGCACCCGCCTTAAAAGCGGACCCAGTGCCGGTTCGAATCCGGCCTCGGGCACAACCCACACGACGCTGAAGGGAACCCGATGAACAACCCCGGCCCGAGCCCCGACTGCGGCGAGGGATGGGCCTTCGCCCGACGAGTACTCACCGACCCCGCCCGGCAGCGCGAGACGCTCGCCAGCCTCGACCGGGCTCTCGACGGCATCACGCCGACCCCTGTCCCCGACACCTTCCGCGCCCGCCAAGGAGCAGCCATGACCGACCCCACCGTGACCGACCTGCTGCGCGAGCTGTACGAGTACGCGGGGCACGGCTACCACTGCGACAACGTGGCCCCCGAGACAGCCCAGACCTACGAGGAATGGCTGTCCGACACGGCCCACGACCGGCCCGCCGTAGCCGCCGCCAAACAGGCAGCGCGCGCCCAGCAGCCCCCGCCACCCGGTTCGACCCGCGAGCAGCTCCCCGACCACCTCCTCGCACTCATCGACGTGCCGCCGTACACCAGCACCGCATGTGAGACGGCCCACGAGTGCGAGCGCGTAGTCGACGTCCACACCGAGCACGCCGAGGAACTCCGGACAGCGGCGGCCGGCCAGCTTCACGACCGGTGCCGCCGTAACAACAAGTTCACCGGCGTCACCTGCGGCTGCGCCTGCCACCAGGCGAAGGAGCAGCCGTGACCCGCGTCTACCGGTGGCTGACCACCCCAGTCGCCGTGCCCCGCTGGGTACGCATCGGGGTCCTCACCGCATCCGCCTTGCAATGCGCCGCCTGGCTACTCCAAGGGGCGACCTGGGCCCTCGCCCACCTCACCCGCTGACCCCCTGCCCGGCCGTTGGGGTCGGCCGGGCAGGGGGTCACGGTTCAATAACGGAAGATTTGGCCGTGAGCGCGTGAAAGCGTAGGCAGCCCGTACTCAGAGCGTAGCCACAACACGCAACAGACCTCAGTTGGCCGAAGCCCTGACGCAGACCACCACGTCGAGCCCGCAGGCGAGCGATATGCTGCTCCTGCTTGATCTCCCTCGCACCAACTTGCCGCCCAGCGCTGTAAGTCGGCGGCGGCGAGCCCCCGGCCAACCACCGGGAGGTTCACCGAGGGAGGGAGAGCACATGGACGATGAAGAAATGGGCATGCCGCCGGAGCCGCCGTGGAGCAGCTTCGAGCGGTGGTCGATCATCCTCGCGATGTTAGGCGTGCTCATGGCAACCATCTCCGTGGTGGCGCAGTTCGCGATGCGGTAACCCACCGCACGCCCGGGAGCGACCGACAGCCGCTGCACACGCAGCGAGCCCGGTCTCTTGATAGGCGACCGGGCCCGTGAACTGCAAGAAGGGCCTGTCCTGGTGCCCGCCAGGCGGGCCCTTCGCCATGCCCAGCGTTCAAGGACTGTGCTACCCGTACTTGCTCGCGAGCATGTACCCAGACCATAGCACGGGCATTTGTGGGAATCATGAAAACAGTAAGCGAAAGCCGCAGGTCAGAACCACCGAACATCCCACCGGCTGGGCCGCTCAAGCTGGCAGGTTCCCGGCGAGGTACTCCATCGCGCGCTCATCCAGCTCTGCCGCACACCGCAACCCCCGAGCCCGGAACCGGCCCAAATCCCGCCGCATACCCCGCACCGCCTTCACCGTCCGCGCCGACCGCACACCCTCCATGTGATCCAGGGCCTGATGCCACGTCGCGCACGCCTGCTCGATCCCACCCCGCTTGAGCTGCATCTCCGCACTCGCCACCAGATCGAGCGCCACGATCCGCGCATACGTCCCGGACGGCCGCGCGCCGGCCGCCCGGCCGTACTGCTCAGCCGCCGCCCGGTGATCGCCCAACGTCTCGTGGACCTTCGCCGCCCGCGAATACACCGACGCAGCCGGCGGCCCCCACGCCATACCCCAGAACGGCACCTCATCGCCAGGCGCGTCCTCCAGCATGCGACGCGCCCGCTCGGCCTCGACCAGTGCTGTGCGCCGCTGGCCGGACTTCGCCAGCGTGTGGGCGTGGACGATGCGGAACAGCGCCTCCGTCCGCGAGTCGACCCGCCCCTTGGCCCGGTTCAGTCCCGTCTCCGCCAGCCCAAGACAGTGCTCCGGCCGACGCAACTTCAGCCCCTGCATCGCCATCGTCCGCATCACGAACCCGTCATGCCCGACCAGCCCGGACTCCTCGGCGAGCCTGAACGACTGAAGGTAGTACCGCTGCGCAACACCCTGCTGCCCGGCGTCATACGCCTTCCAGCCCAGCAGATGCACACCACGGGAAGCCGCAGACAGCATCTGCTGGCGCGCCTCCTCAGTGCGGAACCGGGCCCGGCACAACGGCGCCACATCGTCCCGCAGATACTGCACGAGCGCCGTCCGACCGTGCTGCCCACCATGCCGCTCGTCCATATCCGAGAACATGCCGATCATGTCGCGGACCGCGGCGACCTCGACCATGCCGACAACAGTGCCGGAGCGCGCCGCGACCGTGCGCTCCGCGGCGTCTCTCACGGAGGCCAGCGGGAGAGCAGCGGCGGCCACCGAGTAGGCGGACGATGCGAGGAGGCGGCGTCGGTCCACTTCGTTCCTCCACAGCGGTAGCAGCACATCGATCGGATCGGGCCCCAACGTGAGTCCGACGTCCTCATCCTCCTCCGGCCAGTCGAGGCCGATATCGGCCGGGGCCAGCAGCCGGCCCAGCAGCCGAGACAAGGCCACCGCCAAGTACCGGGCCGTCATAGCCGACGGGAGGGTCCCGGCGACCCAGTGCGCGATCGCTGACTTGTTCGTCCGCAGATGGTCCCCGCACTCGGCAGCCACGGCGCGTACCGCGCGAGCCACCGCATCGTAGGGCAGACCGGACTCCTCAATGACGTCTCTGAGCTGGGTGTTCGGCTTCCGCGTGGTCATGCAGCTCCTGCCGTTAAACCGGATAAACCACGTGCCCGCTCGTAACCGTACCCACGGACAGCCCACGGGAGTTCACTGTTCGTCAGGCCCCCGCACCAGCGGGTGGCGCAACCTCAGGGAGGGAACACCCATGACGACCGCGATCACCCCCACCGCGCAAGCGGACCCGCTCGCCCCGCGCCTGCTGCCGGGCGTCGGCGCGCTGTCCCACTCGACTGCCGCCCCCAGCACGGGGGCAACCCGCCCGTTCGGGCTGACCTGCACCACACCCCTCGCCGGCAACGCCGCCGCCGCGTCCCTCGACGGCCTCACCTACGACCCGCAGCGCCAGGTCAACGTCCACCACGACGGTGCCCCTCTCTCCAGGGACGACCTGATGCTCCACGCCGGCACGAGCCAGAACACCCAGGCCGACCACCAGTGGTGGACCGACAAGGACCAGTGATATCCGATGCCTGCTTCTGTCGCGATCATCACCCGTGATCAGGACACAGCCGCCGACCTCGTCGTCCACGAACTACGCAAGCGCGACGCGGTCATCTACCGGTTCGACCTGGCCGACTTCCCCACCCGGATGACCCAGGCCGCCTACCTGATCCCCGGCCGCGCCCGCTGGACCGGAGCGCTCAAGGGGCAGCACCGCGACGTGGACCTCTCCGGACTGACAGCCGTCTGGTACCGCAAACCGTCCACCTTCCGGCTGCACCAGGGCATGTCTGCGACAGAGCAGGAGTGGGCGGCCACCGAAGCCCGAGCCGGCTTCGGTGGCCAGCTCGCCGCCCTCCCAGGCGTCCGCTGGATCAACCACCCGCACCGCAACGCCGAGGCCGACCACAAGCCGCTCCAGCTCGCCCGCGCCGACGCCTGCGGACTCGCCGTCCCCGAGTCGCTGCTGACCAACGACCCCGACGCAGCCCGCGCGTTCTGCCACGCGCACCACGACACCGGGGTGATCTACAAACCGCTGCATGGTGGCCCCGCAAACGAGAACGGCCAGCCAGTCGCCCTCTGGGCAACCAGCGTCACCGCCGACGACATCACCGACGGAGTGGCCCGCAGCAGCCACCTCTTCCAGGCTCGGATCCCCTGCGCCTACGCGGTCCGACTCACCGTCGTCGGCGAGCAGATGTTCGCTGTCCGTATCGACGCCCCCGAGGACTCCGCAGCCGTCGACTGGCGACAGGATCACGACCAGCTCCGCTACACCCCCATCGACGTGCCCGACGATGTGGCCGCGGGGACGCGCCAACTCTTGCAGTCCTTCGGCCTCACCTACGCAGCCATCGACTGGGTCGTGACCCCCGACGGCCAGTGGACGTTTATCGGAGACCTGAACCCGAACGGGCAATGGGGCTGGATCCAGGCGCACACGGGCCTGCCGATCGCCGCTGCCATCGCCGACGAACTCGCCCGGGAGTAGCCGTGACCATCGCCGCCGACCACTCCGAACAGTTGCGTCACCGCCTCGTCGACCAGCTCGTCGACCGCGGATACCTGCACGACTCCCGCTGGATTGCTGCGTTCCGCGCGGTACCGCGGGAAGCGTTCGTGACGCGATACAAGGTGCTCTCACCGGACGGCACCCACCAACACCACGACCTCGCCGACCCCGAACACCTCGACGACGCCTTGGCCGTCGCGTACTCCGACGCGCCCCTCATCACGCAGACCGACGCGTGTGGCACGCCGACGTCGTCGAGTACGGCCCCCAGTCTGATGGCGCTCATGCTCGAAGCCCTCCAGGCGGAGCCCGGCATGAGGGTGCTGGAGATCGGTACTGGTACCGGCTACAACGCGGCGTTGCTCTCACACGCTCTCGGGGCCGAGGCGGTCACCACAGTCGACATCGACCCAGCCCTCACAGCCGCGGCGGAGGAGGCGCTGCACCGAGTCGGCTACCGCCCAACGGTGGCCGGCCGAGTTGCAGGCCACCGGGAGCGGGGGCCGTATGACCGGCTGATCGCCACATGCGGAGTCGCACGAGTCCCCACGGCTTGGCTGGAGCAGTTGCGGCCCGGCGGTTTGGTCCTGGTTAACATCGGGTTCGGTCTCGTGCGCCTCACGGTCGGGGCCGACGGCACGGCGACCGGCAGGTTCCTGGACTACGCCAGCTTCATGCAGGCCCGCGAGGACACCGCCACCCAGGCGGCCACCGCTCGTGACGCACTCGCCCTCACCGACCGCTCCGCGCCCCGCACCGACGCTGTGTTCCCGGATTGCCTCGACGAGCGGCCGTTCGTGTTCCTGCGCTCGGTGATGATGCCGGGCGTCCACCAGGTCGTCGAACATCTTCCGGACGGGCCGGAGTACGTCCTCGCGGATCACGCCAGCGGTTCATGGACACGGGCCCGACGGTGTGGCAGGGGCGCCGCTGTCGCTCAGGGCGGGCCGCGTCGGCTGTGGGATGAGCTGTGCAAGGTGGCCGCTTCCTGGAGTGCGCATCACCGGCCGCCGTTGTCTTCGTATGGACTGACCGTGTATCCGGACGGACGGCATGTGCTCTGGCTTGGCAGCCCAGATGGGCCGTCCTGGCCGCTGTCTGGCTGACCGCATACGACGACGCCCCGCCCAACCGGGCGGGGCGCTCACACGTGGCGCGGGACGAGCGCGGTCACACGGCGGACGCCAACTGCTCCCACATCCACGGCGTGTGGGTGGTGTGGCGCCGCTGGCGTCCGCAGGTGCGACAGTGCGTCGGTCGCCAGCGCGCCTGCGGGGTGAAGGTGTGGAGCGGCTTGAGCCAGTGGCCTTCGGCTTGCAGGTGGTCGCCCCGGTGCTGGCCGCAGCGGTCGCAGATCCAGTAGCCGTCCGAGCCGTCTGGCTGGACCGGGCCTTCACGGAACCAGTGGTCCGTGACCAACGGCCGGGCAGTCACGGCCGCCACTCCTCGTAGTAGTCGGGGTGGTCCGCGTAAGCGGAGGCCAGATCGCGGCAGGCGTCCCAGTAGGCGGCGCGAAGCGAGCTGAGGGACCGGGCGGGCTCCTTTTCCGCCTCGAACGTCTCACGGTCAAGCTGCATGTGTTCCTCGCACTTGCTCACGATTCGCCGCTTGGCGTCGACCTCGGCGAGGACCCGGGCCGGATCATGCCGGGCGATGTGGGTGGCGGCATAGGGCCAAGTGCGGCGGACGACACCCACGCCACTCGCTGCGCGGACCTCGCTACCGTCGGAGTCGGTCACGTTCCACGAAGCCCCGTGAGGTTCACGCGTGGCAGCGTGTTTCGCGGCCTGTGCGTCTTCGTCGAGCCGCTCCCGCAGGAACGCCACCAGGTCAACCGTCATCGGGCACCGCTCTCGTCATAGGAGGGGACGATCTCGCCGTCATCGCAGCACTCGGCGGTCTCGTCCTGGACTTCCTCACCGCACGAGTTGCACCACCAGTAGACCGGCTCCAGCTCCTCGCAGTCAGCCGTCATCCCGCTGCTCCTCTGCTTGACCCATGCGCGCGGGCCGATCCTTCCAGGCGCCGGAGTGGCCCCGCACGATGTCTTGCACCACGCCGGCCGACATGCCCAACCGCTCTGCGATCTTCCTGATGGGGACAGGGGGAGTCTCGGCCCGCATCTCCAGCACCAGTTCGCGACGCTCCTTGTGCCACTCCTTGGTCTTCTTCGCCTGAAGTGCCAGCACCTGGTTGCGGGCGCGCACCCGCGCCTCTCGGTCCGGGATGCGGTCGACCTCGTTCAGGGCGTCTGACACCCGTTCTACCTCCTCGTCCGCGCCGTTCACGCCCGCTCCTCTCCGGGGTCCGGGAGGCGGTCCGCTCCGACTCGCTTGTATGGAGACCATACGCGGTGTACGGTCTCCATACAACGGAAGAGGGTTCCGCTCTCCATCCGTATGCACAACGGCCCCGGCCGGGCTCTCACACACCGGCCGGGGCCAGCCATCCACCTGCTCTGAACAGGACGGACAGCCATGCCGGATGCTATCGGCACCACCCAGCCCCCCGACAGTCCGACGCAACGCGTCGTCCAACTCCTCACCGCCACCCTCACCGGACTCGACGGCACGATCAGCCGCGCCGGTGGGCCCGGCGTCCTCGACGTGCCGCTGCTCCTCGGACTCCACGCCCGCCGTATCCACGGCAGCAACGGACCCGCCGTGAGCGACGACGTGGAGGCCGCCCTCCGCGTGATCGGCAACCCGCACGAGCCGACCAGCCCGCGCCTGCTGCGGCGCCGCATCCAGATCGCCCTCGACGAGGGAGTGACGCTGTGAGCCCGCTCGCCTGGAACACGCCGCCCGCCGCGCCGATCCGCGAGGACCGCATCGCCGCCGAGCCGGCCACCCTGGACCGCTGCCGCGAGGACTACACCGGCACCACCGACGCCCGCCGCCGAGACGAGACGTCCACCGCGGAAGGGCAGGCCGCCTGATGGCCCTCTTCCGCAGCGACCGCGAACTCGCCGACACCAAGTACAGCGGCAAGCAGTCCGCCTCCGACCGGGCCTCCGCCAAGCGGCGCGCCGACCACCGCAAGCCCGGCGGCAGCGCCGACCGTGCGCTCCGCGCCGGCCAGGACTGGGACGACGCCCAGCGGCACGCCGACATCCGCCGCAACCGCTGGCGCAGCTAACCCCCGAACCGGCCGGGCCCGCCTACCACCCCCAAGGCGGGCCCGGCCACTCCGACGACCACCAGAGGAGCACCACATGACCCTCAGCAAGCTCGCCGACCAGGTACAGAGCGCCGTGCGCCTCGGCGACGCCATCGGCAAGACCGAGGACGAGATCCACGCCGACGTCCACGCAATCGTCGGCCACCTCCCGCAGGCCGACCTCGACGCAATCCAGCGGATCGTCGCCGACGACGTCGCCCACACCTGGCGCTGACCGGCTGCCCGCGGCGCCCGGCCCGACCCGGGCGCCAAGGAGAACCGGCCAGCCCCCACCCCACCAGCCACCCGGAGGAACCACATGCGCTCGCTCACCCGCGGGCAAACCGTCGTACTCACCGTCGCCGCCATCCCCATGGCCGCCGTCGGTATCGGCGGTGCCATCGGCACATACGCGAACGCCCGCAGCGTCCTCCACCGCAGCGAAACCGCCCTCGGCGTCGTCTCCGCCGGCGAAGGCGCCACCCTCGTGGCGGCGTTGGTCATGCTCGGCCTGACGATGCTCGGACAGTCCGCCCCCATAACGATCCGTGCCGCGCTGTGGCTCCTCCCCGGCGCCGCCTCCGTCATGGGCCTCGCCATCGCCCCCAGCCCCCGGGAAGCGGTGGTGTTCGCCATCACGCCGCTCGCCATGACCGTCTCCGCCGAAGGGCTCGGACTCCTCGCCCGCCGCATCGTCGTGCACCACAGCGGTACGGACATGGAAGCGCAGCGCCGGAACGCCACGACCATGCGTCGAATCGCCTACCTCCAGGCCCGCGCCGAGAACCACCCGAACCCACGGGTACGGAAGCGGTCCGCGCTGGAGGCATGGCGGCTCATGTCCCGCGTCGGCGCGGGCGACACCGAACTCGGCTCAGGACTCATCTCGGTGCAGCGCCAGCGGCTCACCACTGGGGCGGACGCGGCTCTCAGCGCGATGCTCACCGGCTCACACCAGCCCACCCCCAGCGAGCCCCCGGCGCTGCCTGAGCCGAGTGAGCCGCCAGCTGAGCCGGACCATGAGCCCGCAGATGAGCCGGACTTCGACACCTTCGCCGACGGCGCGCTCCGCCTCGCCGCCCCCGAGCCCCGGCCCAAGCCACACCGGCCCGTCCTGCCCCCGCCCGATGCGGTCCTCACCCCGCTTGACCAGCACGTCTCACGTGAGCCCGTCGCGAGCCCGGCTGAGCCAGCACCCGACCTCACCACCGAGACACCCCACGAGCCCACGCCCGAGCCCACCGGTGAGCCCGAGCCCACCAGTGATCCGATCGAAGCTCAGGTCATCGAACTCACGAGCCGACTCCGCCGCGGCGACCGGCTCACGAAAACCGCCGCCGCCGAACTCCTCGGCGTGAGCCCCGCCACCGCCGGCCGACGACTCAAGGCCGCCAAGGACCGGCTCACCGACGGCACCGGGATGTACCTGTGAGCCCCGCCGACACGCCGCCGCTGTCCGCCCCGGTCACCACCGTGCCCACCCGCTCCGGCACCCGCGCCGCGATACACCGCCACGACTACCACCAGCCCAGCCCCCGTGGCGGCTTCACCCGGCACGGCTACGCCTGGCGCTGCCCTACCTGCACCCACACCGCCACCGGCTACACCACCTACACCCCCGCCCACACCGACGCCTCCCACCACCACTGCCAGGAGCAGCCATGACCACCGGCCTCTTCATCCTCGCCGCGGCCGTAGCGCTGCTGTGGCTCCACCCCCGTGACCGCCACCGGCCCGGCCCCGGAGCGTCCGCCACCGCCCGCGCCCGCCAACTACGCACCCCCCTCGTCCGTCTCGCCAGCCTGCTCGGTATCTCCACCCGCCGCGGCCGGGCCGCCGCCCGCTTCGAGGCGGGGGCCGTAGGCGAGCGCGCTACAGCCCGGCTCCTTGCCCCTCTGGTGGGGGAGGGGTGGTCCCTGCTCCATGACAGGGCCCTGCCCGGCAGCCGCGCCAACGTGGACCACCTGGTCATCTCCCCGACGGGGGTGGTCCTCGTCCCGGACTCCAAGCGCTGGTCCGCCCGCTACGAGCTGGCGGTGTGGGAGGGGCGGTTGTGGCACGGCGGGCGGGATGTCACCGACCGGCTCAACGGGCTCCGGCACGAGACCGCCGCCGTCGCCCGCCTCCTGGGCGTGCCGGTGGTGCCGCTGGTGGTGATGCACGGCGCCCCCCTGCCCGAGGCGGGCCTGCTGGTGGCCGGTATTCGCATCGTGCCTGCCAACCGTGCCGTCTCGGTGCTACGGCGTATCGGGGCCGCTCCCGGGCGGCAGAATGCTGCGCTGCTACGACGCCGCGCTGCCCGCCTGCTGCCGCCCTACCAGGAGAGGCCGGGGCATGGCTGACGACCAGCAGCGGCCGTTCGCACCGCCCTCTGCGCCTCCGCTACCGCCTGCCCCGCCCGGCACGGATCCGGTGAGCGTGCCGCCATGGCGCCGGCCCGCGCCCGCCCCCGAGCTCGCCGCACGCCACGACGACGGCTGGTGGGACCGGCTCTACGCCGACGACACCGACACCGGCCCCGCCGAGGACTGGTGGGACAAGCCCCTGGAACCCACGCCGGGGGTGCCGGGGGTGCCGCCTGTCCCGATCCCGCAGATGTGCACCCACCCCCAGCCGCACCCGGTCCACGCCCAGCCCACCAACGAGCTGGTGGCCTACTGGTGCGCCGACTGCGGGACGCAGCTCGACGTCCCGGAACCGGCCCGCGAGCCCCGGCGGCGGCTGCCCGCCATCAAGACGGGCGCCGTCGACCAGCGGGCCGAGCAGGTCCGCCAGCACCTGCACGTCGAGCACCGCACCTGGGTCCTGCTCTACAACGGCAGCGCCGCTGGGCTCGGCTGGGCGTTCGGCCTGGTCGACCTGTTCGGCGGCTGGATCACCGGCTGCGGCCGCGACTACAGCGTCACCACCGCACTGCTCCTCGGCAGCGGCATCGTCGTCCTCCTCGGCCAGGTCCTCGACCGCCGCACCCGCGGCTGGTGGGGCCCGCTCCCGTGGATCTGCCGCGCCCCCCTCGCCTCCGCCGTACTGGCCCTGGGCCTGTACGCGCCCGCCTCCCTCTGAGTCCTGGAGTCCTCCGTCATGGTCACCACCGCAGCACCGGCTGCCCAGATCGCGCCGTCCCCGGGCCTGGGGCAGGGCGAGATCCTCGGCCACCTCGGCGCCGGCGGCGCCGCCCTGGTCGTCACCGTCGTGCTCGTCCTCGGCGTCAAGGCCGCAGGCAAGGGGAAGCCGTTGCCGTGGACGCTCGCGCTGTTCCTCGGCGCGCTCGCGGCCACCCTCTACGCCGCCGCGGGCGGCATCTGGTCCACCCCCGCCGATCTGCTCGGCACCCTGCTGGCTGCGCTCGGTGTCGGCGGCAGCGGCGGCCCCCTCGGCAACGTCGGCATGGGCGCCGCGGCCTGCTGCATCGCCGCCGTCCTGTACTGGAAGAAGCTGACGTTGAAGCAGGTCGCCATCTGGGGCTTCGTCGCCGCCTACGTCGCGGGGCGTGCGGGCGGCATCTGGGGCGTCCTCGCCTCCGTCGTCGCCTCCTTCGCGAAGATCCTGGGGGTCTGATGCCCGAGGAGAAGCCCCGCCCCGTGGCCCGAGCGCGGGAGGCCGCCCGCCCCTTCGTCCCCGGCCGGCACCTCGCTACGTCGCTGTGCTCGGGCAGCCGCGCCCTGCTCGAACGGGGCGCGGCCTGGATCGCCGCAGGCGACGGCACCCAGGGAAGCGCGACCCGCCTGGGTGGGGTAGCCGCGGGCGCGGTCGGCATCGTGCTCCTGGTCGACCAGCACCCGCCGATGATGACGCCGCTGACCGCGGCCTGGTGCGTCGCCGCGTGGACGCTGGCCCCCGCCCCCCGAAACGATCAAGACGAACCGGGGGAGCAGCCGGTCGAGGTCGTGCCACCGGCCGCGCACATCGTCGCCCGCGCCGTCCGCGAGATCACCGCCGACACCGGGCAGCGCGGCGCCCACCTCGACACCATCGCCGACGCCCTCCCCGGAGCCACGAAACAGACCGTTCGTCAGGCCCTCGACGCGGCCGGGATCACGGTCACCGAAGCGCTCAACTTGAAGGCGCCGGGGGGACGCCAGCGGAACCGCATGGGGGTCCTCGTCCGGGACCTCCCGGACGGGCTCGGGCAGCCCGACCCGACCCCCGCTCCCGGCCCGCCCGGCAGCCCCGACCGGGGCCCCGCCTACACCCCCGTCACACCCCACCCACAGCCAGGCGCAGCGCCCGCTCCCCACGCCCCGACCAGCCCCCGCCCCGGGGCCCGGTAGCCCGGTAGGAACCGCAGGTCAGCCCGCTTCCTACCCGCCGCCTACCCAGTTCCTACCTACCCGCCTACCGCCCCCGAGAGGACCCGCCGATGGCCTACCAGTACCGGTGCGACGACTGCGGCACCACCGCAGAACCGGTGCACTCCCGCGCCGCCCTCGCCGCCGTGAAAGGCCGCCATCGGCAACTCGCCCACCACGGACTGCGGCCCGACGGCGAACACATCGACACCGTCGGCGTCCGCCAACGACTGTCCTGGCGCACCGGCTGCGGCTTCGCCGTCCTCGCCTGGATCGCCGTCCTCGACTGGATCATCCGCCACCTCTGAAGGAGACACCGATGCACGCCATCCGCGCGCTGGTCACCCGACTGATCCCGCCCACCTACTGCCCCGGCTGCGGCTGGTGGGTCCGCGCCTGCCCACACATGAACTGACGAGTACAACCAGACCCACACAGAGGCCACAAGACCCTCACGTACCCGACACACCCACCAGTACGATCCATCCTTCAACAACCAGGGGGGACCCATGAACCCGCGCACAGCAACCTCCGCCGCTCTCATCGCCGCCGCGCTCCTCACCGCCACCGCCTGCGGCACCGACAACAACCGCGGCATCGCCGAACGGGCCCCGAAGAAACCCGCAGCCAACGCCGAGCAGGCCAACAAGGGCTGCGGCAAGGACAGCGACCTCTCACAGTCCGACTGGGAGGAGCTGTGCGGGCCGGGCGCCGTCGGCAACGGACAGGCGCCCGACACCGAGTTGAAGGTCGGCGACACCTTCAAGTACCCCGACGGTGTCCGCGCCACCATCAGCAGCATCAGCCAGCTGACCCAGTTCGGAGAGTTCGACGACCGGCCCAAGGCGAACCAGATCGCGTTCCGCGTCAGCCTCGACGTCAAGAACGACTCGAAGAAGCCAGTGCAGCTCGACGACTTCGCCATCGACGCCTCCGGTGCCACGAACGGCGGCAACGTGGAACTCTTCATGGTCGAGGCCGGAGCCAAGCAGCTGATGGGACGTGTGGCCCCCGGCGCCACGGCGAAGGGCACCAACGAGTTCGCGATCACCAAGTCCAGCGGTCGACAGATTGTCGCCACGGTGTCCCGTATGGATGAGGACACCATCCTCGACGAGGACCCCAACTGGACCGGCCCGATTCGCTGACCGCTGCCCCCCACCGCGGCCCCGCTGCCACCCCCAGTGCGGCGGGGCCGCACCACGTCCAGAAGCAGTCAGCGCGCGGACCTAGCCAGCCGGCCGCCGACTCTGCCACGGTGGAGGTGCACCGCCTGGGGGGCCACCTCACACCGCGGGCCCTGCCGTCTCCCAAGTGGCGGCAGGGCCCGCGTCGTGCGTGCCGTCGAACTACGGCCGCCACTCCATCTTGTAGCCGTCGTGATCCGCGTACAGGGCGGCCATGCGGCGCAGCGTGCCGCAGTCCTCACCATCCACCGCGCACACATAGCCTCCGTCCCCATCGGAATGCAACGCGTGTTCGGTGAGCAGCCACTCCAATAGGTCAACCTCCGCGAAGGTCCGCGTCGGATCGTGCCGCGCGATGTGGGTCAGCTCGTCCTCGTTGAGGCTGCTCGTCCTGTCGAGGTGCTCGGTACCGAGATCGACATAGACGTTGTCCTCGTCGCGTCGGAGTTCCCAGGTTGGCTTGGCCCACGGGGCGCCGGCCGGGCGCTCGGCGAACTCCTTGTCCTCGGCGACGCGTAGCCACAGGAAGTCGGTCAGGTCACGGTCCATGCTCATGTCCCTTCGGTCAGGTCGGGCCGCGCAGGGAGCTTGGCGCCCGGTCGACGGAGGTACCAGGCGACGAGGGCTTTGATGACGGCGGCCCGATCTCCTCCCGGTGCTTGGGCGGCGAGGTCTTTCCAGTCATCGTCGGAGATGCGCACCGACCTGTGTTTCGTCTTGGGCTTGTCTGGCATGGGGGAACAGTATCGCGGTGTACGTACACATGGCCATGCTTGAACCCTTGCGGTGTACGTACAGCTTCCCCTATGGTGTACGTACACCAACATCGAGGGGGACCCGATGGACGCGACGCACACGCACTGCCTTCGCTGCGGCCGGCTTCTTCGGTCCGTCGTCAGCCGGGCCCGCGGTTACGGCCGTACCTGCGCCGCTCGCGTTCGCCGGGCCGCCGCCGACCTCGCTGGGTTCAAGCCGCACCAGGTCGACGCGGCCCGCGAGCTGATCGAGGACGGGGCGATCGTCGCCATCCGCAACCAGGTGTTCCGTGCCGTGTCCACCGACGGCACCGCCACCTACCTGTGCCACCCCACGAACTGCGCCTGCCCCGCCGGGCTCGCGTCCCGCCGCTGCTACCACGTCCTCGCCGCACGCCTGCTGCTCGCCGCCTGAAAGGGGACCGCCATGAAGTTCGGGATCACCGTCCACCAGCTCGACGAGCGGGGCCGGATCGTGGACCTCGCTCTCTACGAGCAGGCGGCCGACGCGCCGTCGATGGAAGACCGGGTGACGGAGTTGCACCGGGAGTACCCGGCGCCGCACTTCCGCACGGACGTGGAATCCCTCAAGCCCCTCTTCCCCGGCGAGGGTTTCTGACCTGCTATCCGGGTCCGCTCCGCAGCCACCTGGCGGAGCGTGCCCCTACCGTCGACACCAACCACCAAAGGAGCGCCAGCATGAGACTGGTCGACATCAAGAAGGACGGCACGACGACGGTCGAACTGACCGACGAAGAGGCGCACGCGATCCGCGACGTGCTGGGGCTGGCGCCGAGCACCGAGGCGTGGGGGCTTCACCGGCTCCTCTCCCACGCGCACGGCGACAAGGAGAACTGACCATGCCGAAGTACACGGTGCCGCTCACCGGCTACGCGAACATCGCAGTCACCGTGGAGACCGACGAGACCGACCCCGAAGCGATCGCAGAACTCGCGCAAGAACAGGTCTACGTCTCCCTCTGCCACCAGTGCGGCGGTCACACCAACAGCTCGCTGGAGGTCGGTGACGAGTGGGAGGCCGTCCGGAGGGAGCACGGCACGCCCGAGGTCACCAAGGAGTGATCGTCACGGTTCGCTGAACGCCCCAGCCCCCTCACGCGGCTGGGGCTTCGCGCGCGCCATCCACCGCCCCGACCCCGGCAACACCTCACGCGGCAACAGACACGGCTCGATCTCCAGCGCCGCACACAACCGCTCCAGCGCAGCCTCACACACAGCCTCAGACTCCGCCTGCACCGTGAACGTCGGATCCATGCACAGCAGTCTGCCCCAGCCCGTCACCCAGCGGAGGCTTTCGCCTCATCCATGCCCATCTCCATCAACAGCGCCGACGAGCCGGCCACGATATCCGCCACATGCTTCGGGCACGGCGACCCTTCCATCCCCGCGTTCGGATCACCCTTGCACTCGTGCTTGGTGTAGTCGGTCGACGCCCGGTCGATCTTCTTGATGCGTTTCACCGTCCGCGGATACCGGTCCTTGGCCCCGTCGTCCAGCTCGTCGCGCAGCCGGTACACCGCGATCACGATGCCGGACAGGTAGTCGGCGCACTCTGTTGAGCCCACGTTCTCGCACACCGAGGTCGGTGCTTTGTCCTTCGCAGCTTGGATCTTCGGCTGCCACTTCTCGGACAGCGGCTTCCCCGACGGCCGCGAATCGGAGTCCGTCTTGGTCGCCTCGTCGCTGCTGCCGCATCCTGCCGCGGCCAGCAGCACCGCCGCCGAGCACGCTGCAATCACCGTGCGCTTCATACCCCGTCCCCTCCTCGAATGGGGTGACGGTACGACATGCACTGGCCGGCGGGGGAGGCGCCGGGCGGTTTCGGCGCCGCGCCAACTGTCAGCCCTTGCGCCATACTGGGGTGAGGAGCTGAACCGTCCACCGTTGGCGGTGTAGGCGCCTTCCGCCTGGTGTGGGTGGCCCCGGCCACCTCCGATCGACACCGGGCCCACGTCTGCCGGGATCAGGTCGGAACCAGGGAACTGGATCCTCCCGCACCACGCCGCGCCCGTCGGGATCAACGCCGCAGCGGGGATAGAGACCCCCGGAGACACGACGCCCCCGCCACCACGGCGGGGGCGTCGTCGTGTGAGGCTCACCTGCGGCGCCGCCTGGTCTTCGCGGCCTTGCGTGCCATACGCGACCGCGCCGCGTGCGCACGCCCCGCGTTCGAGATGCGGGCCGCCCGGGTCTTCGACATGCCCTGCCGTCGCAACGCCCGGTACGTGTCCTGCCGGGACCGGTAGACGAACCCGTACCGGCCGCCCCGATCCGAGACCATCAGCGCCGGCCCTTCCCGCCGACAGCGATCGACGGGTACTTGCGGCGCACCGCGGCCCTTACCTTCGCGCGCTGTGCCGGCGTCCCGTGCTGCGCCACCCGCGCGAGCGCGTTCCGAGCCCGGGGCTTGGTGTCGATCGGATAGGCCCGCTTCCCGGGAATCGCGAACGACCTCTTCGGAAGGGAGCGGCGGCGTTTGGCGGTCATCTTCGGGGACTTCGGCACGGCTGGTCACCTCGCCTCTCGTAGCCGCAGAAGTGCAAGAGCACCCCAACACCTCACGTTTCGCCTACGATTCAAAGGTAAAACCGACCTTACGCCATGGGAACAGTGAACGGAGGAGCGATGGTCAACGGCCCGCGCTCACACACCCGCACCGACCGCGCCGTCCGCGCCGACCGCGCCAGCATCATCTTCGACCTCCGCATCCAGGGCCTCACCTACAAGCAGATCGACGTCCTCACCCAGGCCCCGGACGGGCCCACGGGCGGGCACCGTATCTCCTCCACCGTCGCCAAGGAGCTGGTGTACGAGGAGTCGGCTCGCCGCGTCGACCCGCGCGTGGACGCTTGGCGGGCGCTGGAGGCCGAACGGCTGGAGGCATCGCTGCGGCGCCTCGATGACCTGGCCGCGAAGGCATACGCCATCGTCGAGCGTGAGCACGCCTCCGTCTCGCAAGGCAAGGTCCTCGAAGTCATCGACGAGACCCCGGTGCTCCAGGCCCTGGACAAGCTCATCAAGATCGAGGAGCAGCGGCGGAAGATCTCGGAGTCCCTGCGCAAGCTGTTCGGAGCCGATGCGCCGCAGCAGTTCGAGGCGTCCATCACCGAGACCACGCAGCAGGACCTCGAACTCCGGCAGATGATCGACGAGGCCAAGGCCAAGGTCGCCGCGGAAGAAGCTGGCATCGTCGACCGCGGGCCCGACGAGGGCTGACCCGTGACCGACACCGCGGCCCGCACCCGCGGCCAATACCTAGCCGGGCACACGGCCGAAACCTTCGACCTCCACGCCTACCTCGCACAGCACCCCGACCGGCTCCTGGAGGAGCCGGAAGGCCGCCGCGTGCTCACCCGCCTGGACCCGCTGCTGTTCGGGCTGCTCTACCTCCGCCACCACCTCAAGGACAGCGAAGGTGCGATCACGTTCTCCGACGCGCACCTCGACTGGTGCCGCGCCGCCCGCGACTGGGTCCGCCCCGTCACCGCGCCGGGCGCCGAGCGGGACGCGTGGGTCGCGCCGCGGAACACCGGCAAGAGCACATGGTGGTTCTTGATCCTGCCGATGTGGGCCGCCGCCCACGGACACGTGAAGTTCACCGCCGCGTTCGCCTCGTCGGCGACGCAGGCGGAGACACACCTCGGCACGTTCAAGCGGGAGGTCGACACCAACGCGGCGCTCCGCCGCGACTACCCCGAACTGTGCAAGCCCGCCAAGCGGCCCTCCGGTGCGAACGTCGGCGACACCCAGTCGATCTACATCGCGTCGTCGGGCTTCGTGTTCGCGGGCAAGGGCATCGACTCCAGCAACCTCGGCATGAAGGTCGGCGAGATCCGGCCCGACCTCATCCTGTGCGACGACATCGAACCGGACGAGGCGTCGTACTCGGTCGACTTGGCGGCGAAGCGGCGGTCGACGCTGATCGATTCGATCCTGCCGCTCAACGTGTATGCCCGGGTGGTCATCTCGGGCACCGTCACGATGCCGGGCAGCATCGTGCACCAGCTCGTGAAGCACGGCCGCGGCGTGGAGACCGCGGACTGGGTGCGGGAGGAGGGGTTCCGCGCGCACTACAGTGCGCCGATCGTGCGGCGGGACGATGGCACCGAGCGGTCACTGTGGCCGGCGAAGTGGCCGCTCGCCTACCTGAAGTCGATCGAGCACACGCGGTCGTTCGCGAAGAACTATGCCAACGACCCGCTCGGCTCCGACGGCGACCTGTGGACAGTGGACGACTTCCGCTACCCGGGCGCCGACGGGCCGGACCCGGTCACGCACATGATGCTCAGCATCGACCCCGCGGTCACCACGAAGAAGGGCTCGGACTTCACGGGGCTGGCCGTCGTGAGCTGGTCGGCGGAGCGGCGGCGCTGCACGGTGTGGGACGCGCAGGCCGTGAAGATCCCACCCGGCCCCGCGTTGCGGGAGAAGGTGTTGGCCCTGCTCGACGAGTACCCGCAGATCGGTCTCGTCCTGGTGGAGGTCAACCAGGGCGGCGACGTCTGGCAGGCGATCTTGCATCACCTACCAGTGCGGTTGAAGACCATCGCGCAGGCCGAGAAGAAGTTCACCCGCGCCGAGGCCGTACTCAACGACTACCAGCGCGGAAGGGTCATCCACGCGCGGAAGCTCCGCGAGTTGGAGGAGCAGATGTGCGCCTTCCCCAAGGCCCCGCATGACGACCTCGTCGATGCTGCCGGGTCGGGAGTGAGAAGATTCCTCCCCACCAAACCGAAGCAGGTTTCGAAGGCGTCAAGCGCCAGTTACCTTTGAATCGAAGGTCACGCGCTACTCTGGTGATACGACAGGAAGGCGGGGACCGTGGGCTCACCAGACCTCATGCACGGCATAGCCGAACTCGAAGCCGCTCGCGCCCCCTACGTCGAAGCCGAGAACATGTACCGCGGCACCGTCGAGGAGGTCTTCGCTTCCGCCCGCCTCCAACGCGCGCTGGAGCAGTCCGGCATCAACTTCCGGCTGAACTTCGCCAAGACCCCCGTCAACGCCGTCGTGGACCGCTTGGAGATCGCGTCGATCACCGGGACCGACGACGCACACACACGGCTGATCAGCCAGGTGTGGAAAGACAACGAACTAGACCTCGAAGCTCCAGACCTCCACCGGAAGGCGTGCTACTTCGGCGACGCCTACCTAATCGAAGTCCCAGTCGAGGACGACAACGGCCAGGTCATCGGCGTCGAGATGCACTACAACTCGCCGCTCACCGTGCGGGCCATCTACTCGCAGGAGAACCCCCGCGTCGTCGACTACTACATCAAGCACTGGACCGAGCGCACCAGCCTCGGCCAGATCCAGCGAGCCGAGCTGTACTACGACGACCGCACCGAACGCTGGACCACCAAGCCCGGCGCGAAAGGCGAGCAAGCGGCCGACTGGGTGCACTGGACCGCGGCCCCCGAGGACGACGAACCCGAGGACGAGGACTCGTGGACAATCCCGAACCCCCACGGGCAGATGGTCTTCCACTTCCGCACCGAGCGCCCATTCGGAGTCCCCGAGCACTTCGACGCCTACGGCCCGCAGAACGCGATCAACAAGCTGGCCATCTCCCAGATGTCGACCATCGACTTCCAGATCGCACCCCAGCGCTACGCCATCACGGACTCCGCCACCACCGACACCAGCGATGTGGAGCCCGGAGACTTCGACGACTTCCCCCCAGACGATGCCACCGACGGGCCCACCGACACCGGCGACGACTCCAGCCTCAAGGCCGGGCCTGGAGAAGTGTGGCTGCTCCGCGGCTATAAGGCGGTCGGCCAGCTCGACCCGGCGAAACCCGAGGTGTTCCTGAACCCGTTGACGTTCGAGGTCCGCGCCATGTCGCAGATCACCACCACCCCCCTGTACCTCTTCGACACCGAGGGCGGGCAGGAGATCAGCGGCGAGTCGCGGCGACAGAAGGACGCCGCGTTCGTCAAGAAGATCCGCAACCGGCAGATGTCGTTCGGCGCGACCTGGCGGGCAGTGTTCACCTTCGCGCTCAAGCTCCTCGGCTACCCCGACGCCACAGTCGACGTGCGCTGGGCGCCTGCCGCCACCGTCGAGGACAAGACCGGGTGGGAGACCACCGGCCTCAAGGTCGAGAACGGAGTGCCCCGGCGGCAGGCTCTGCTGGAGGCGGGCTACCGGGAGGAGCAGGTCGACGACTGGCTTACTGGTGTGGACGAGGCCGAGCTGGAGCGCCGCGTCACGATCCTCGCCACTTTGGCGGACAGCGCCCAGAAGCTCGGCAGCGCGGCTGCGCTCGGCGTCGTCACCACCGGCCAGGTCCAGGGCTTGCTGGCCGGGGCGCTGTCCGATGTGGAGCTGCTGGCGCCGGAGACGGAGACGGAGACGGCTGATGCCTGACCCGCAGCAGCTCGCCGACCTCGCCCAAGGTCCGCACACCGCCGCCGTGCAGGAGCTGGAGGACGCCACCGCGCAGGCCGCAGTGGCGGACGCTGACGACCAGTTCGGCGACCTGGTGGTCAAGGCCCTGGCGGCGTGGACCGCGGCTTCCGCTGGGCTGGGCGCTGCCGCGGTGTCGGTCGAGGCGCTGCGTCGTCTTCTCGCCACGGTGCGGGCCGCGGTGCGCCGCATCCTCGCGCCGCTCGGGCCGCGTGCGCAGCGGGCCCTCGACGGCGCCCTGGGTGATGCGCTGCGGCTGGGCTCGGGCCAGCTCGCCGAGTTCACCCGGGAGGCGTCCGGCCGGCGCGCATCCACCCCGCCGGTGGGCAGGCCCGGCCGTGGCCTGCGCCAACTCGCCGACCGCGTGGAGACCATCGTCACCGAGCGGCGCGACCGGGCACTGGGCCTGCTGCACGCGCGGCGGGCCCGCACCTGGCAGGACATCCTCACCGGCATCGGGGCCGCCCGCGGCGCAGTGTCAGCGGTGCGGGCGCACGTGTCATGGGTCATCAACACCGCCGTCAACGAGGGCCTGGTCGCGGGTATCGCAGCGATCGGCGCGCAGAAACTGTGGCTGGCCGAGCGGGATGCTTGCACCGCCTGTCTGGCCTACGCGGGCCGTGTCATCGACGTGCGCGACACGTTCCCGGGCGGCCTGAACTGGGACCCCAACCAGCAGCGCGCGGGCGCCGACGAAATTGCCGGGCCGCCGCGGCATCCGAACTGCCGCTGCCGCCTCGTGCCGTGGCGTGACCGCTGGGCCGGCGGCGGCCAGTCGCTGCCGGACTTCCTCCACGGCCAGGCGGTCGACGCCCTCGCCAACGGCCGGGCCCGGCCCACCGAGTCCCGCGCCGCACGCATCCGAGCAGCCCGCGCACTCCTCGCCAGCACCGAACCCCTCACCGCAGCCCAGCGCCGCACCGCACGCCAGGCGGTACACCGCGGACGTTGGCCGCACCCCCGAGCCGCGTAGCCCGCCGATGGGCCACGCACACACCCGCCACCCCCGTGATGGAGGAACCATGGACAGCATCGAGCAGACCACCGGCATCAGCCTGCCCCCGGGCACGATCCTCGGGATCGTCGGCGGCCGGCCCGTGTACAACATCGCGGGCGGCGCCGACGACGACGGCTCCGGCATGGACATCGATGACGGCAGCACGGACGACAGCGGCTACAGCAGCGACGACGACACGGACGACAGCTCGGACACCGACCCCGGCGACGACAGCGCAGCGGACGACACCGAGCCGGCGCCGAAGCCCAAGCCCCCCGCCGCGAAGAAGGACGAGCCCGAGTTCAAGCCGCCGACCGAGGCCGAGTGGCGCAAGACGCAGCAGGCGCTGAAGAAGGCCAACGAGGACGGGAAGAGGCACCGGCTCCGCAACAAGGAGCTGGAGGAGAAGCAGCGGGAGAATGAGTCCGAGTCGGAGCGGGCCATACGGGAGGCGCGCGAGGAAGGCGAGAAGCGCTACCGTGCGCCGCTCGTCAAGGCCGCCGCCCGCGCCGCCCTCGCCGAGGCCGGGGTCAACGGCAGCGCGGAGCGCGTGCTGCGGCTGGTCGACACGGACGGCCTGTCGGTCGACGACGACGGCGACGTCATCGGCCTCGACGCGGAGATCGACCGGGTCAAGCAGGAGTACCCCGAGTTCTTCCAGACGGCGAAGCCCAAGCCCAAGGCCCGGCCGACGGCGGCGGGTCGGGAGCCCGCGCCGGAGAAGCCCAAGTCCAGCGCCGAGATGCACGCGATGAAGGTGCTCCGCCGCGCTGGTTGACAACCCGAGGTATATTCATCACTAGGTGAATTGATTCGGTGATCGAATCAGGACACCGCCCGATCTTGCGAAGGCGCCCGTGATGGGGCCCGAGCCTCAACCGCTTGTCCCCATCACACGCCCGCAGGAGGGCACCGTGGCACGCAACACCTTCGAGTCCTGGATCCCGGAAGAGTACGACTCCCAGGTCATCCAGCGCGTCACCCAGATGTCCGCGGTCGAGGCGCTCGCCTCCCCGGTACCGATGTCGTCCGACTCCAAGTCGATCCCGCGGTCCGCGGGCGTCGGCGTCAGCCTCGTCGACAAGGGCGGCGCCTACTCCGAGGACACGTCCTCCAACGACGACATCACCCTGACGGCCAAGAAGTTCGGCAAGGCCATCCGCATCGCCGAGGAGGACATCGACGACTCCCTCGCGAACATCATCTCGACCAAGCAGGTCGACTGGGCCACGTCATACGCCAAGTTCATCGACAACGCCACCCTGGCGGTCAACGCCGCGCCGGGCTCGGGCGTGCCGTTCACCTCGGTGTACTACCAGCTCACGCAGGCCGCCTCCGGTCTCGGGTACGGCGCCAACGACAACGTGACCGTAGCCGCCTCTGCGGGCGTCACCTACGACGACCTGTCCGACGTGATGTCCGCCGTCGAGGGCGGCGACTACTTCGACCTGTCCCGCACCGTCGTCATCGCGCACCCCTCCTTCCGCGGCACCCTGCGGAAGATCAAGGACGACCAGAGCATGCCCGTCTTCGTCCGCGGCCAGCAGGGCGACGCCGGCAGCCCCGACACCCTGTTCGACCTGCCGGTCCAGTGGAGCCTCGGCGCGAAGGCACACGCCACCGCGACGGACGCACCCACGGGTGCACCGCTGCTGTTCGTCATCAACCGCGACTTCCTCCGGCTCGGCATCCGGTCCGGCCCCGAGAGCATCTTCATCGACGGCCGCGACGGACTGTCCGCGCTGACGGACGAGTCGATCCTCAAGATGCGCTCGCGCAGGGGCTTCGCCCTCGGCCACCCCAAGGCCGCGGCTGTCCTGGTCGGTGTCTGATGGCGGCGGCGAAGAAGGCCGCCGCACAGCCTGCCCGTGACGACAAGCGGGAGACCCGGGCTGCGGAGGTCACCCGACGCAGCGCCGACGGCGCCACCGGCACCCGCCACGAGAAGACATTCGTCGTCGCCCGACCCACCCTGCCCACGCAGGACGGACCCGAGCACGACGACAACAAGACGGCCTGCGTGCAAGAGGCCATCCAGCGCGGCCTCCACCCCCGCGGCGAGCCGCGCCTGGACGGCGTCGACGACCACGACGACGGCGTCACCAAGGCGTTCACCTACTCGGTGGAGGTCGTCCCGGCCGCTGTCGACAGCGAGCCGGAGCGCACCACCACCCCGCGGACTGTCGTCGAGGGCGGCGACTGATGGCCGGCGCCTGGGCAACACCGCAGCAGGTCATCGACGTGACGGGTGTGTCGGTGACCGGACCGCAGCTTGCCCAGGCGCAGGCCAGCATCGAGATGTTCTGCAACCGGATCTACGACGACACCGAACGGATCAGGCCGCGGGACCTGCACTGGCTCGGCCAAGCCGTCGCCTACCAGGCGGCGTGGGAAGCCGGACAGTACGACCTCAACACGAGGCTCGACACGACGAACGTCCAGCAGGACGGCGTGGTAGCCACCCTCGACACGCGCGCGGTGACCCTCGGCCCCCGGGCCAAGCAGGCGTTGCAGCGGGTGTCGTGGATGCGGTCCCGCACCGTGCACCTGCGCACCGCGTTCGAAGCGGGTGCCGGGCGAGGCACCAATCCGCTCGCCGACTCCTCAGACGACGACTACACCTGGCAGCCGATGGACGGGGGCGCGGCATGATCCTCGCGACCACCACCATCAGCGTCCTCGGCGGCACCAACACGGACGAGTTCGGCGACGAAACCGACGGCACCACTGTCCTGGCGTCGCGTATCCCCGCGTCGCTGATCGAAGCGACGAAGCAGACCTACGAGCCGGTGTCCGGCACACCGCGGATCATCCGCACCCACGCGGCCCGACTCCAGCCCGCCCTGATCCCCGACGGCGTGACGGTCGACGAGACCGTCCGGCTCCGGGACGACCAGACCGGCGAGACGTACATCGTCGTCGCCACCACCCGCAACGCCAACCCCGTCCTCGCGCAGCCGCTGCGCGTGGACCTGAAACGCACAGGACGAGCCGCCTGACGGCTCCGACATAGACCACCGCCCGACGGCACCTGCGGCCCGTAAACGGCCAGCCCGACGGCACCAGTACGACCCCGCCGACGTAGAGGAGGTGCAGGGCCATGAGCGTCACGTTCACGCTGACCGTCAACCCCGCGTGGCCGCAGGCCCTGCACAGCGAGATCGGCCGCTACCTCGACAAGCTCGCCGTCGCCATCGAGGCCGACGCCTCCCGCTACGCCGCAGTCAAGACCGGATACATGCGCGGCTCCCTGTACCGCGAGGTGGACGGCCTGACCCTGCGCGTCGGCGTCCGCAACGTCGACTACTGGATGGCGCAGGAGTACGGCGCCGGCCCGCACATCATCCGCCCCGTCAACAAGAAGGCGTTGCACTGGCCGGGGGCGCAGCATCCGGTGGCGAAGGTCAACCACCCCGGCAACCCGCCCAGGCCGTTCCTTCGGCCGGCGCTCTACACGCGGCGGGGGGCGCTATGACCACGGTGACCCCGCGCGCCAACTCGGAGTTGGTGGCAGTCGCCTGGCTTGGCTCGGCCGCCGGCATCGACCCGGGCCAGGTCGCCACCACCCTCCCATCCGATGCCAGCACATGGGCCGACGACGGGTTCCTTCAGGTGACGCCCGGCATCGGCGGCAGCATGCAGCTCCACTACGCGCTGCGCGAGCCCGTCGTCCAGGTCGAGGCATACGCGGTCAACGTCAACTCCGGCAAGCCCCCTTGGGGCAAGGCCGCGTCGCTGATGGAGGCCGTCGTTGCCGCGACCTACGACGAGGCCGGTATGCAGCGCACCCTCACCCTCCGGCCCGGCTTCCCGCAGGCGCGGGTGCTCACCGCGCACCTGCTGACCGAGCCGCGCCGGATGCCGGACGACGCCGCCTCATACGCGAGGTACGTCACCGACCTCGCCCTCCACTGGATCGAACTCTAGGAGCCCGCATGCCCAAGGTCCGCACCACGATGCAACCGCACCTCGACATCGAGGTGTCCGACGCCGCCTACCTGGACCTCAAGCGCCAGGGCCTCCTCTTGGAGGAGCGCCCCTCGCGGGCGTCCGAGCCCACCACCTCTCCTGCCGCCGCACCGGCCAAGACCCCTCCCGCCCCCGCCCCCGCCGGTAAGAGCAGCAAGGAGTAGTCACCATGGCCGTAACCACGACGAATTTGATCCAAGGCCCGGCGACCCTGTATTTGGGGGATTTCGGTGCGACCGAGCCGGCCGACGCCGACGTCAACACCGCCCCCGCGGCCAGCGCGTTTCCGGACCTGGGCGGCACGCAGGACGGCGTGAAGCTGACGATCGACCAGACCTACAGCAACCTGGAGGTCGACCAGATCGTCGATGTGCCGGGTTCTCGCCTGACCGGCCGCATGTTCACGATCGAGACGAACCTCGCGGAGCCGACGCTCCAGAACCTCAAGTACCTGCTGAACGACGGCACGTCGGCGTCGGGCGCGGGCTTCGAGTCGCTGGAGCCGATCTACGCGGACTCGGCGACGCAGCCGACGTACCGGGCTGTCCTGCTGGATGGGTGGGGCCCGGATCAGAAGCGGCGCCGGGTGATTCTCCGCAAGGTGCTGTCCAACGACAAGGTGGAGAGCACGTACAAGAAGGATGCGCAGACGCTGTTCACCGTGAAGTGGACCGGGTTCTACGTATCCGAGGGCATCGCCCCCTTCAAGGTCATCGACGAGAAGAGCTAGGAGCCGACCGTGGCCACAACCCGCACGCCCCGCACCAAGAAGCCCGCCGACGAGACCGGGACCACCACAGAGGTTCCGGCCGTCCCCGACTTCGCCACCACCAGCGAACCCCCCGAGGAGAAACGGCGCCCGCTGTTCTCCATCGACGGGGAGCAGTTCACCGTCCCCGAGGAGATCGGTCCCCGCATCGTCTACCTCGGTCTCGACCGGGTTCGTTCTGAGGGCGCGGTGCTCGCCACCATGTACCTCAACGAACTGGTCCTCGGCCGCGACCAGTACTCCCGACTCATGGGACACGTCGAGGCCCGGCGCCTCACCGACGCCCAGTTCGACCAGATCGGCGACATGATCTCCGACCTGTTCTTCAAGGCCGTGCGAGGAAAGAAGGAGGAGGGAAAAGACGAGACGACGGACTCGGACCAGGCTGGGGCCACTTCGTAGACCAGCTCAGCGCCGCTGGCAAGGCCCTTAAGCCGCACTTGCTGGGCAGGTGGGGCCACTTCGTAGACCAGTTCGACGCACACGCATGGATGGCCGACCACCAGGACGACATCGACGCCGACTGGCTCGCGATCTACGGCATCGACCTCGACGCCCAGCACGTGCCCGCCCGCAGGTTCATCGCCCTCACTGACCGGCTCCCCGCCTACCAGTCCGCCATCGCAGCCCGCATAGCAGCAGAACAACAGGACCAGCAGCAAGAGCAGGCCCCCGCCTCCGCCGCACCGGACGCACCGCAAGAAGTCTCAGTCGAGGCCATGAACCTGATCATGCCTGGGCTGATCGAAACGGTGGAGGTGTAACCGGATGTCGTTCCTCGTCGCCGACGGACACGTCGAAGTCACCGCCAAGACGGGCGACGCCGAGCGCGACATCCGCAACCTCGTCACCCAGATGCAGGGCCTCGGCCCCGCAGCACAGGCAGCCTCCAACGGGTTGAAGGACCTCCGCAACCGGGCCGCTGCTGGGGGGGCCGCGCTCGGTGCCATGGGGCGGCAGGCCAAGGACGCGGAGAAGGCCCTCATCCGGCTCAAGGCGTCGGCCGGCGACATCCGGGTCAGTGCGACGCTGGCGGACGAGACCCGCACCGGCGTCACCGCAGTCAAAGCGGCGCTCCGCGACCTCAAGGCCGAATCCCCGGTGCGGCTGTCCGCCAGGATGGACGACGACACCACCAGCAGCATCACCCGCGTCCGTGCCGCCATCCGCGACCTGAAGGCCGAGTCGCCGGTACGTCTCTCCGCGCGGCTGGAAGCGGAGAGCACCGCCAGCGTCGCCACGATGCGCGCCGCCATCCGGGCGCTGAAAGCGGAGTCCCCGATCCGCCTGGCTGCACGCGTGGAGACCGAGGGCACGGCAAGCGTCACCTCCCTGCGCGCAGCGATCCGCGACCTCAAAGCGCAGTCCCCGATCCGGCTGTCCGCCAGGCTGGACACCGAGGGGGCCGCCCGGGTCGCCGCCCTGCGCGCCGCTGTCCGTGATCTCAAGGCTCAGTCACCCATCCAGCTCACGGCCCGCGTGGACGACAGCACGGGCAGCAGTCTGGCCCGCGTGCTCGCCTCGGTCCGCTCCCTCAAAGGCGAGTCGCCGATCAGGCTGCGTACCGAGGTGGACAGCGACACTGCGGGCATCGCGGCGACACGGCGGGCGCTTCGCGATCTGCGGGCTGCGAGCCCTGTCCGTATCCGGGCGACCTTCGATGGGGACGGGGCGGCCATCGTCTCCACCGCCCGGGCGGTGGGCAGCCTCCGGGATCGGGCCGAGGCCACCAGCCGCGCTCTGACCGCCCTCGCGACGCGGTCTGCCGCGGCTGCCGCCGCCCTGCACGCCGTGAAGGAAGCGGCGCAGGAGGCGGGCCGTGCGCTGCGGACTCTCCGTGGCAGGGCCCAGGCTGCCGCGGACGCGATGGGTAACCTGCGCACCAGCTCTGTTGCTGCGGCTGCCGCGCTCCGCGCCATCAACACCGCCACCCGCAACGCCAATACGCGCCTCGGCACCCTCGGCGACAGCACCCGCACCCTGCGCCGAGACCTGGACGACCTCGACGGGAGCCTCACCCGCGTCGGCGGCAGCCTCAACGGGCTGCGGGGACGGCTGGGCAGCCTCAGCGGATCGAGTGGCCGCGTGAACCGCCTCTCGGCGGCGCTGCTCTCTCTGGCTACCGCGGCGATTCCGGTGGCGGCGTCGCTGGCTCCGATCGTGCCGCTGGCCCTGTCGGCGGGCACGGCGATGGGCGTGCTGGGTGTGGCGGCGGCCGGGCAGATCGTGCACCTCGCGCACGCCTCGGAGGCCGAGAGCAAGTACCAGGACGCCGTGAAGGAGCATGGCCGCACTTCGGCGGAGGCGGCGCAGGCGTCGGCCGACTACGCCCGCGTGGTCGAGCAGATGCCCGCCCCCACACGGCAGGCCGCCGCCGCGTTCAGTTCCCTCAAGGACCAGTACAAGAGCTGGTCGGATGCGCTGGCGGGCGACACCATGCCCGTCTTCACCCGCGGGTTGGAGACTCTGAGCGGCACGCTGCCGAAGATCTCGCCGCTGGCACGGACTGCGAGCGACGGCTTGCAGCGGCTCATCACGATCGCTGCCGGGGGAATCGAGAGCCCCGGCTTCGACCAGTTGATCAGCAAGGTGGACGCGTTGGCGGGGACGGCGCTGCGCCGGGCGACGGACGGATTGTTGACGTTCATCCGTAGCGCGCAGACCGGCAGTGTCGGCGGCGGCGTGAGCAGCTTCATGGACTATGCGCGGGCCCACGGGCCGTTGGCCGGGGAGACCATGCGCAACCTGGGGCAGGTCCTCCTCAAGCTGCTGGAGGCGGCGTCGGACGTGGGCGTGGGCATGCTGACGGTGGTCAACGCGTTCGCGTCGCTGGCCAGCTCGGTGCCGACAGGACTGATCAGCAACCTGTTGCAGGTGTACGCCGCGTTCAAGCTGATCAAGCTGGCGGCTGTCGGTATGACCGCGGTCAACGCGGGCGTCGCCGCGATGGTCACCCAGATCACGGCTATGCGCACGGCGGCGGCTGGGGCGGCGACCCGCATGGCGGGGCTGCGCGCAGCGATGGCGGCGATCCCCGCGGGTGGCCAGCTTGCTCTGGCTGCGGCTGCGGCGGCGGTGTTGACGGTCGGTGTCTCGAAGCTGATCAGCAAGATGGACGAGGCGCCGCCGAGCGCGGAGCGCCTGTCCCGGTCGATGATTGCGTTCGCGCGTAGCGGGAAGATCGGCGGCGAAGCAGCGAGAGTCTTCGGCAAGGACCTGGGCGGGTTCGGGGACGCGGTCGCCCGCATCGCTCACCCCGCGGTGACCGAGCGTCTGAAAGACGTGGGCCACGAACTCGTCACGTTGGGCTTCGGTACGGAGCACAGTCTCGACAAGGCGCAGAAGGCCACCAAGAGCGTCGACAAGGCGCTGGCTGACCTGGTGTCCAAGGGGCACTCCGACATCGCGGCGACGGCGTTCCAGCGGTATGCGGCTGCCGCGGAGAAGGGCGGCACGTCGACCGCCAAGCTCCGTGGGATGCTGCCGAAGTACAAGGAGGCGCTGGCCAACGCGAAGGCCGAGCAGGAGCTGGTGGCCCAGAGCATGGGCCTGTTCGGTGCGCAGGCCCTCAAGACCAAGTCGAAGCTGGATGCGCAGAAGGCGTCGGCTGACGGGCTGCGGCAGGCGATCCAGGCCCTCAACGACGTGAACCGCGCTGGGCTCGGCGGGATGATCGCGTTCGAGCAGGCCATTGACGACGCCGCCAAGGCAGCGAAGAAGTCCGCGGGCGCCCTGTCGATGACGCACGGCGAACTGGACTTGAACTCGCAGAAGGCGCGCGACGGGGCGTCGGCGCTGCAAGACCTGGCCACCAAGACGGACGAAGCTGCGGGGGCAGCCCGCGAGTCCGGGGCGTCGTGGCAGAAGATCAGCGGCATCTACCAGCGGGGCCGGGCGGCGTTCATGCAGTCGGCGCAGGCCATGGGCCTCACGAAGAAGGAGGCCAGCCAGCTCGCCGACCAGATGCTGAAGATCCCCAGCAGCAAGACGATGAAGGTCCGGATGGAGACGGAGGACGCGGTCCGCGGACTGACGTCCGTGGTCAACGCGATCCGGAAGACCCCGGACCGGAAGTCGATCACGGTGAAGGCGCTGTCGGCGGGCGCGATTCTCGCGTTGCAGGATCTCGGCTTCAAGGTGAAGCGGCTGCCCAACGGCAGCTTCAAGGTGACGGCGAAGACCGGGGACGTGGGCAACAAGCTCGCCGCGGTGAAGAAACTGCGGGACGGGCTGCGGGACAAGACGATCACCCTGTCGGCGAAGGCGGTCAGCGCGCTCAAGGGCCTGGACTCCGTGATCGCGAAGATCAAGAAGACGCCCGGCAGCAAGACCATTACCGTCAAGTCCCTCACCGGGACCGCGATCAGCGCACTGGAAGCCGTCGGTTTCAAGGTGAAGCGACTGCCCGACGGCCGCATCTCCGTGACCGCCAGCACCGGTTCGGCCCGCGCGAACATCGCCGCAGTTCAGTCGGCCCGTGACCGGCTCTCGTCGAAGTCCATCACGATTACGACGAACCGTGTCACAAACATCATGACCAACTACATCACCCGCAAGCGCAGCGGCGGCACGTTCGCGCAGAACGGCTCCTACTGGCGCGCCTCGGGCGGTCTCGCTCCGGGCTTCGCGGATGGCGGTTCCACGAACACCATCGTCAGCGACATGCAGGTGTTCCCGGAAGGCGGCTTTGTCCGCGGCCCCGGCACCGGCCGGTCCGACAGCATCATGGCCATCTCGATGGCGGGCATGCCGTATCGGATCTCGAACACCGAGTACGTGATCCGTGCCGACTCGGTGGACAAGTACGGCGTGCGCATGCTCGACGCCATCAACCAGGGCACGTTCGAGCTGCCGCGTTTCGCGTCCGGAGGGCAGGCCGCGAAGGACGCCCGCAGGCAGCTCACGTCGGACACGACGTTCACGTCGGCCGGGTCCATGGCCCGCTACAAGTACGTCGAGGTCGTCCACGATCTCGGGATGCCTGACTCGGTCGGGTCGATGGTCACCTCCATCAACACCTACCTGCGCAACATCAAGGCCGCGTTCAGCGGTAGCACCGAGTCGCGGCTGGTGAGCCAGCTCAACCGCGTCGGCCCTGCCCTGTTCAACTACCAGCGGCAGATCGAAGACGTGGACAAGCGCATGGAGGACGCCAAGAGCAGCCTGGAGAACCTGAAGGGCGAGTTCGACAACCTCCGCTCCTCGGTGAAGGGCAGCCTCGTCGCGTTCGGCAACATCACCAAGATCGGCAAGTGGGGCACCAGCCCGCAGACCCTCATCACCCAGTTGCAGCAGGACGCCGGGCGCACCGGCCAGTTCGCCAGCCAGCTCGACCAGCTACGGGCCATGGGCCTCGACCCGGCCATCCTCAAGGACATCGCCGAGGCCGGGCTGACCGGCGGCGGCATGGCCACCGCCACGAGCCTGCTACGCGCCAGCCCCGAGCAGATCGCCGAGATCAACCGGTTGCAGAAGCAGCTCACCGACTCCGCCGACGCGGCCGGCCGCACCACCGCGGACGCCATGTACGGCGCCGGGATCCGCGCAGGCGAGGGCCTCGTCGCCGGGCTGGAGGCGCAGCACGACAACATCCGCACCGCCATGATGAACATCGCCAAGAGCATGGAGGACTCCATCAAGCGGGCGCTCGGGATCCGGTCCCCGGCCAAGCGGATGGAGCCCATCGGTGACTACGCGGCGCAGGGTGTCGAGGTGGGTTGGGCGCGCCGTATGGGCCGCGGCCGGACGCTCATCTCGCGCGCCGAGCCGGCCCGGATCAGCGCGCCCTCCAGCTCGGCGCTCCAGCCCGCACAGCCGGCGCCCGTACCCGCATCGGTGCCGGTGCCTGCGGGGGACTGCATCAAGGTCCAGAGCCTCACCGTCAACGTGTCCGGCACGTTCGACTTCGCCACACCGGCCGAGCGCCGTGCCGCAGCCAAGGCCCTGGTGCGGGACATGAACGACGAGCTGAGGGCCTACCAGCGGGAGAGGGCGGGGCGACGCTGATGCCACAGGGAAACTACGGCGATCTCATGGTCGGCCGGCTGTTGTTGCGGGAGACGTTCAAGGCGGCCGAGTCGTCCGGCGAGACGTCCCGCGGGCTCGACATCGAGGGGCAGGAGTCCAGCCCGCCGCGCACCCGGGACGAGGTGGTGTGGCGGCACGACAACCTCCTCGCCCTGGACCGGGCCTGCGTCATGCCGATCACGTTCACGGACAAGCCGGAACGCAACTGCTACGCGCGGGTGTCGACGCTGTCCGCGGACTACACCGAGTGGAGCGGCGACGTCGTCACCTCCGACTGGCGCCTCGGCCTCGACCGGTTGGGCTCGGAGACGGAGTCGGACTTGCAGAGCAGGTTGACGGGCGTGGCTCGGGCCAATGATCACGGCCTGTCTGGGGAGCGGTGGCATGCTCCGCCGATCGGCCACTACGGCTACTACACCGGCACCTCCAACGCCACCGTCATGACGCGCACGGGCGCGGCCGGGGCGATGACCGTGTACCGCAGCATTCCGGCTGGGGCGTATCCGCGGTGGGGCTGCGCGCCTACGGACTACCTGGCGGGCCGGGCGCGGCTCACCTCGGGCGGGGTGGAGTTGTGCGGTACGGAGCAGCGGCTCCCGGCGACGGGCTGGGCGCTGTCGAACGACCTGGTCAACGTCACGGCGTCGGCGTCCGCGTCGCTGGATGTGCAGGCGTACACCGGCGGCGGCTGGCACTCCAAGGAGTGGAACGTCTCAGTCGCGGGCTCCGCATCGTCCATCGCCGGGTGGGATGGGGCGACGCTCCTGCGGAACGACCCCGAGCACGTCGTGCTGCGTCTCTTCCACAGCCTCGGGCCTGGCCGGGCGACCCTCGACCTCGCACTCCGCCGGGGCTCCCGCTTCGTGGAGTGCTACCTCCAGACCAGCACGAGCTCCACCCTCGCCGTGTACCGAGCGGGCGCAGAGGCAGGCACGGCCGGCACCGGGTATGTGGCCGCGACCGCGGACGACGCCGACGGCAACCGGTACGTGGTGGGTTCGGCCCGCTCACTCACGGCCCACGCCAGTGGCGGCATCCAGAAGGCTGCGGTCACCGCGCTCGACTTCTGGCTGGGCGTGGCCGCGGGCGGCGGCAGCGCGGTGTCCGGCGACGCGCCTGAGGACCTGCGCGACCAGTACATCGGCGCCCTGCCGGAGTCCACCTACTGCGTGAGGCGATGACGTGGCCATCACCGAGGTATTCGAGTCCTACGGAAGCTGGGATCTGCGGCTCAAGCCGACAGCTCCGCCGGAGCTGTGGGACCGCGTCCAGTACTTCGGGCACATTGCCGTCGTCCCGGGCCGCGTCGATCCCGTCCAGTACGGTGACAGCCTCCTCAACGCTGCCGCCTACGTCGGCGTCATCCGCCGCCGGGAGACCACCGGCGACGACCGCCGCACCAAGGTCGTCGAACAGGGCTACACCATCGGTGGCGTCGGCATGGAGGTGTGGCTCGGCGACGAAGACGACAAGGGCTCCGTCTTCGAGACGCCCGTGGACCTGGCCGACGCAACGTTCTCCGACGCGGTCCGGGCGCTGCTGCCCGCGTCCGGCGCGGTCACCGAGGGCACTCTGTACTCGGTGCCGGGCGACCCCGGCTACGGCGGCCGGCACCACTACGAGACGCCCCGCACGGCCATCTCCTATGTGTGCGACACCGTCGGCTCCGCGGCCGGGGTGCGGGTGTCGCACCGCGTCAACGGGAACGGCACCCTGGATGCGGGCCCGGAGGCGGACCTGTACGTCACGGATCCGCGGTGTGTGATCTCGCGTATCCCCGCGGGTGTGGATGCCGGGGTGGAGTCGATCCCGGGCGGGTTCGCGGTGGCGCGGGACTCGGAGGACTACAGCACGCGGGTGGTGCTCCTCGCCGAGGGGGAGGGCGAGTCGATCGCGACGGCCAGCGCCGACCTGGATCCCGGGGAGATCCCGTACAAAGACATCCACGGGAACGCGCTGGCGATGACTCGCATGGTGTCGGAGTCGGACACCACGGTGGCCAACGCAGATGCGCGGGCCGAGCTGGCGTTGGGGCAGTACACGACGACGCAGAACGAGCTGAAGGTCGAGACCGACAACTACTACATCGAGGGCAGCTTCAACCCGGGTGACTACGTGTGGGCCTACGACCCGGACTCCGGCATCGTCGACACGTCGAACGAGCTGATCTTCCGCGGCGAGCGCATCAACCCCATGCGGTTGCAGGTGACGGAGAAGCAGTGGCCCGTGACCGCGGACTACACGGTCGCCTACCGGGCGCCGGACGGCTCCTGGTGGGACCTGACGGACCACATGGAGTGGGACGGCTCGGAGACGGTCTACGCCACGATTGGTGACTTCGCCCGCTCGCTGACGGGTGCGGGCACGGAGCCGGTGGGGACGCGGCCCTCGTCGGACACCAGCACCCCCGCCGCGCCGCAGTTGGTCGAGCCGTTCGTGGGCTCGGCCTACCTCGACGCCCGTGGCTTCACGCGGGCTCGGGTCATCCTCGCCTGGCAGGCACCCAACAACGAAGACGGCAGCACGGTCCTGGACGGGGATCACTTCGAGATCCGGTGGGCCATCGACACCGACATGATCTACCCGGCCACCTGGACGCAGGTCTCCCAGGTCCGGTGGATGGATCTCCAGATCTGGGCGCAGCCGTTCGCCGCGCCGGACGACGACTGGCAGACCATGTACGTCGCATGGGGCGAGTCCACCGCGCAGCTTCAGGACCTGTCCCCGGGCGTCGGCTACGACGTGCAGATCCGCGCGGTCGACAAGGCGGGCAACATCGGCGCGTGGAGCCCGGTCACCACGTTCGTCGCGTCCGAGGACAACGTGCCGCCGTCGACGCCGGCGCCGCCGCAGGTGGCCGCGTCCCGGATCGCCGTGCAGGTGACGCACGAACTGGGCAAGTCGTCGGGCGGCACGTTCAACCTGGAGCGGGACCTCCACCACCTGGAGGTCCACGTCTCCTACGAGCCCGGCTTCACGCCGGACGAGACGACGCTGCTGACGAAGGTCTCCGCTACCGCGGGGATGCTCCAGGGCCAGGTGCCGGTCGTCGTGACCGTGCAGGTGGAGGAGACGTCCGAGCGGTACGTGCGGGTCATCGCCGTGGACGAGACCGGCAACAAGAGTGGCCCGTCGGACGCCGCCTCGGCGACGGCTCTGCTGATCGACGATGCGCACATCTCCGACCTCACCGTCTCCAAGGTCACCGCGGGCACCATCACCGCGAGCTGGGTCCTCGCCGGGGAGATCAAGACCGCCGACAGCGGCGCCCGCGCCCGCATGTCGATGGACGGCTACGAGCTGTACAACGCAGGCGGCACACGCACGTTCTTCGCGGAGGCGGAGACCGGCAACGTCGAGATCATCGGACAGCTCGCGTCCGGCACGACCGGGCAGCGCATGGTCATCAACCCCATGGGCATCGCCGACCCGCAGATCCGCTTCTACCCGGTGACCGGCACCGAGTACGGGTTGATCCGCTCCTACAACAGCCTGGACGTGCCCGGCGACCCGAGCGTCATGATGCGCTCCGGCGCGGCCGACGACGGCACCTACGGCCTCTCGGTCTGCGCCTCCGACCGGGCGTTCATCGGGCAGCACACCTACAACGTGTTCACCCAGCTGTGGGATCCGCAGGGCGGCTCCCTCTTCACCAACGCGGATTCCGCGCGGCTCTCCTATTACGACACGCTGGGCACGGACGATTACGGCGGGGCCGTCTACCTCGATGCACAGCAGGCCACCATCGGTGTGCGGCAGGCTGATTTCGAGGAGGCGTTCATCGCGATCGACAACGTCTACGGCAGCATCACTGCGGTGGGTGAGATCGAGACCCGCGTCGACCCGCAGACGGCGCTGATCGTCGGCAACATGACTGTGTCCGGCGGCCCCTACACCAGCTTCATTCGCACCTACGGGCCGACGTATACGGGCATACCGCGGGTGATCCCTTACGTGTGGGACGGTGACGCGTCCGGGTCGACGATCCGTCCCCACATGCTCACCGCGAACAGCAGCACTGGCTTCACGGGAACGTTCAGCGGCAACAGCACCAGCAGCTTCACCTGCTACTGGTGGGCCTGGAGGATCAACTGATGGCAAGCGAGATCGCCGAGGACTGGACCATCACGGAGTCCGGGACGAAGGAGACCACGCACGGCACCGAGGTCTACCTCGTCAAGGAGGACAGCCTGGGTGAGAGGCAGTACCACAGCTTTCCGATGGAGACTCTGGAGTGGCGCGCCGCCGAGTACGGCATCGACCCGACGGACTTCGACACGCTGATCGACGTCATCGCCCACGAGCCCTACCTGGATGACCCGTCCGACCCGGCGGCCGTCCTCGCTGACCCGGCCACGGCCCGTGGCTTTGTGTCCCCGGCGGTCGAGCCCCGGGCCGGGATCGCTCCGCTGGAGCTGGTGCCCACCACGCTGCTGAACGCGGAATCTGTCGAGCTTGCCCGCGGCGCGCACCTGGAGCGCATCGCCCACGTCAAGCAGACGCGGGCCCGCGTCACCCGCGGCAAGGCCAAGGCCAAGGGGAAGACCGCCGATCCGTGTGCCCCGGTGGCGGCGGCGTGGGCCGAGTTCATGGACCGTGGCGAGATCGACGCCAAGCGGGCCATCGTCGACCGCACCCGCCGCAAGGCCGCGGCCTCGGCGCGCCGCCGGGCAGACCGCGGCGAGACCGGACTCCCCAAGCGCGCCCGCACACCCCGGACACCCATGGAGACGCCGTGAGCACCACCACCAGCAGACTCGCCCTGCACAAGCCCGAAGACGACGGGTCGGAGTACGTCAACGTCCAGACCGACCTCAACCAAAACCTGGACAAGATCGACGCCGCGGTCGGGTTCGGCGTCGTCACCTCCACCACCCGGCCGTCCTCGCCCTACCCGGGCAAACCGATCCTGGAGTCGGACACCGGCCGCGCCTACATCCACAATGGCACCGTCCCGGCGTCCGCCGGCTGGGTCGAGATCCCCACCAGCGACGGCGAGTACGACAGCGACCTCACGCTCGCCCCGGGCCGCAGCATCGCCCTCGGCGACAACAGCGCGACCGCGATGGTGGCGGTCGCGACCCCGGGCGCCAACGACGACGTGCTCAACCTCCAGGTCGAGGGCGACACACAGCCGCGACTCCTGATGGAGACATCGGGGGCGATGGCCTGGGGCCCCGGCGGATCCACGAACGTGGACGTCGCCCTCTACCGCACTTCCGCTGCGACGCTCACCCTGTCGGGCAACCTGCTCGTCACCGGCATCGGGCAGCGGTTGTTCGCCACCAAGACGGTGTCGCAGTTCCTGGCGTCGTCCACCACGCTCCAGAACGACGACCACCTGTCCCTCGCGGTGTCCGCGAACTCGACCTACACCTTCGACGTGCTGCTGTTCTCCTCGTCCGACGCGAACAGCGCAGGCGACCTGAAGGTGGGCTTCAGCTTCCCCAGCGGCGCGGAGTGTCACTTCGCCGGGTCCGGGCCCGTCACATCCCTGTCGTCCGGCACGTCGTCGTCGGCGGAGATGCAGGCCCGCCGAGAGGCCACCTCGGGCAGCTCGTCCATCAGCTACGGCGTGTCGACGACCAGCGTCGGTATCCGCCTGTCCGGGGTCCTCACCACGGCGGGTACCGGGGGCACGCTGCGGCTGATGTGGGCGCAGGACTCCAGCAGCTCGAACGTGACGTGGGTGTCGCTGGGGTCGTACATGGTGGCTACCCGCGTGGCTTAGTCGTCGGTGGTCGCCCTGCCGCCGAAGGTGCCCGGCGGCGGGCTCGGCTGCTCGCGGGCTGCCGCCACCTCCGCCTCCAGCTCGACGATCCGCGCTTCGAGGATCACCTTCTCCCAGGCGAGCCGGCCGACGGCGGCCTGCGCGGCGTCGAGGGCTTTCTCCATGCTGATCTGCGCCATCACGCCACCGCCTTGGTCGCGAGGTCCCGGTACCGGTCCAGCAGCCCGGAGTCCTGGAGGAACGGCCGCTGTGGGAAGAAGCTCCAGTGCGACACGAGGGCGTTGCCCGCGAGGATGTTGGGCTGCCCGGTGACCCGGGGCCAATGCACGGTGTGGAAGTGCTCCTCCTCATCCGGCACGAGGACGCCCGGCGTATCGAGCGCAGCGTAATCCGCGCCGGCTGAGGCGAAGCAACTCACCGAGAACTGGTCGCCGAGCTTGATGGGAAAGTCCTGGTACATGTACAGGCTCTCGACGGTGCCTGCCGCGATGTGCTCCAGCAGCAGGGTGTGGAGCTTCACGGCGAATGGCCCGTTCGCCCAGCCGACTGGGTCCATGCAGTAGGGCGACACCTCGCCCCATTCGCGGGGCACGATCCCACACTGTTGGAGATACCAGGAGACGAGGGCGTTGTTCCAGATGATCGGGAAGATGGCTTTCGAGTCGCCCATCTCGATCTTCTTGCGGACCAGAGTCTCGACCGTTCCGTCGTGCACGTACACCACGTCGTCATCGAACCGCACGTACACCGTGTCCGGGTCGACGAAGCTGCGGTAGGCGTAGCCGGTGGAGCGCTGCTTCGGCCCGGGGTGCCGCTGCGGGCGTTCCAGGATGCGGATCCAGTCGTGCTCGGCGGCAAGCTGCTCGCCGTACATGCGGTCCGCGGCCTGCTTGTCCTCGTCGAGGTTCATGTAGAGGATCCACTCGTCGACGACGCCGGCGTCGTGGTCGCGGGCCATGTACCGGGCGAGGATGCTCACGGTGGCTTCTCGGCCGAACGGAGTCCAGGCCACCACCCTCTTGTCGTCGATCACGCTGCGGTCCTCTCTTCTGCAATCCACCACCACGCGGTGGGTTCGATGATCGGTTCGTCATCGGCCTGGTCGAACCACGAGTCGAGACAGACCTGGCACACCACGACCGTGTTTCCTGCCGCGGTGCGGATGAGGGCCACGGGCTCGGTGCAGGACGCAAGTGCACAGTGGCAGGTGCTCACGTTCACGCTGCGGTCCTCTCTCTGGCGGGCTGGAGCGCCTGCTGCCACTGCTGGTTGATGGCCTGGAGGATGGAGCCGGACGCCTCCGCGCGGGCGGCCATGCCGATGCGCTTGCGCAGCTCGGGGTCGTCGGCGAGCTGCTTGAGGTAGTGGCCCCACTGGTGCTCGCGGCGGACGAGGAACCCGGTCTCGCCGTGCCGGATCACGGCGCGGTAGGGCTCGATGTCGGACGCGATCAGCGGGATGCCGAGCGTCGAAGCCTCCAAGAACTTGGTCGGGTACTTGGCCTGGTTGAAGGCGGTGTCGCGGTACGGCGCGCACCAGATGTCGAAGCCGCTGACGGCCGCGAGGTAGCGGCCGAAGTCGCGCACCCAGCCGAGCGCGCCGAGCCCGGCGCCGCGGAGGCCCGTGGCGATGGCCTGCTGCGGGCTGATGCCGACGAGCCGCACCACCGTGCTGCCACCGGGCCGCGGATAGTGCACGATCCGGTTGAGCGCCCGCACCGCTTCGGGCAGCTCAGCCACGGTGGAGGCGGTGCCCGCCCATCCGACCTTGAGAACGTCGGGCTGGTAGTCGCGGGGCTCGCCGAGGTACTGGGCGGGCAAGCCGTTGGGGACGACGCGCACGTCCGGGTGGTAGTCGCGGAGCACGGCGGCGAGCGGCTCGGAGCAGCACGTCACCGTGTCCGCGGCGGCCAGGTTGTCGAGGAGCCCTTGCCGCATCTCGCGGCTCGACCACAGGGCGTAGGCCGTGCGGTTGGTGGGGTCGAGGTGGAGGTAGTCGTCGTCCAGGTCGAGGACTCTCCGGACGCCGTGCTCGCCCATCTGTCGCCAGGTGTGGGACGGGCCCGGCTTGGCAACGCGGCAGCCGACGACAGCGTCCAGCTGCTGCCAGTCGTCGGGCAGGCGCTGGCCGGCGGAGGTCTGGTGACCGAGCCACTGGAGGCTCATGGCGGGCATGACGGCTCGGTACATGCCGGAGCCGGCGTCGTCGGCGGACCAGTAGTGGACGCGCACGTCAGCCGTCGACGGGCTCGTAGGTGGCCGCGAAGATGTCGGGCTTGCAGGGGTAGACCTCGCCCTGTACGCCGGTGATGATCCAGTCTCCGGGGCAGACGGTGTGGCCGCCTTCGAGGGTGTCGATCCATCCGTGGTCGTGCCAGATCCGGCCGCACAGGTCGTGCGTGGTCTGTCCGTCGTACTCGGGCTCGGGGCGTCGGAAGTATCGGACGACGCGGCCTTCGCTGCGTTCCCCAGGCAGGATCTTGTGTTCGGGGGGTAGGGCGTCGTCGGGGTGGTCGCCGTTCTTCCACCACTGAATGGCTTCGATCTCGACGGGCTTCTTGCGGTAGCGGGCCATGGTCATCTCCTCACGCTGCCTGGAGCTGGTATCCGGGGAGCCAGTGCTCGGCGTAGTAGCGGACGGTGTTCCGGATGCCGTCAGCGAGCGGCACGAACGAGTCGGCGCCGTGGTCGGCGCCGAGGACGTCGAGCGTCGAGGTGTCCGCGCGGACGACCGCGTTGGGCACCTCGCCGGGCCGCATGGGCAGATGCGTGATGTCGACCGGGGCGCGGCCGGTCATCTCGGCGGCGGTGTCGGCGACGAGCCGCGCGATGTCGAGGACGGTGCAGGAGGTGGCCGGGCCGACCTCGATCGGCTGGGCGGGGGCGCCGTGGCACGCGGTGTGCTCCAGCGCGGCGACGAACACGCGGGCCACGTCCTCGACGTACACGCAGTCGGACACCTGGGTGCCGTCGCCGTATACCTCGATGGGGGTTCCGGTGAGGGCACGGCACGTGAACGCGGGCATGACCTTGCGCACCTTCGACGTGCCGTAGGGGGCGGCGACGCTCTGCCCGGGGCCGTAGGCGTTGACGGGCCGGACGATGGCGACCTGGCCGCCGTCGCGGTAGGCGTTGTACATGCGGGCCAGGTCTTCGGCGGCGCTCTTGGTGATCGTGTAGCAGCCGGTTCCTTGGAGCCGCATGAAGTGGTTGCCCACTCCTGCGTAGACCGTGGGGATCCGGTACTGGGTGGCGGCTTCGAACACGTTCAGGCTGCCGATGATGTTCGTCTCGGCGGACGGGCGCGGGTTGCTGATGGTCTCTTGTGTGCCGAGGACGGCGGCGAGGTGGATGATGCCGTCGGCGTGGGCGGCGGCTTCGGTGACGGCGGTGGCGTCCCGCACGTCGCCGAGGAAGAACTCCTCGCCGTCGAGGAGTCCGCCGCGCCGGTCTTGGTGGTCCATGACGAGGACGGTGTGGCCACGGGCGAGGAGCTGGTGGCGGATCCAGGTGGCTATGAAGCCGGAGCCTCCGGTTACGAGCACCTTCATGCGGAGGTCTCCTTGGTGTCGGGCCTGTGGTCTGTCTCGTCGTAGATGACGACGTGGAACTGGTCGGGTAGGTCGTCGGGGTCGCCGCCTCGCATGCGGTGGATCTCCCGCAGGAGTGCCTTCACCTGGTTGCGGTAGGCAGCGGAGTCGTGCTCGGCGATGGCCGCTCGGATCTCTGCACCACGCACGCGAGCCTCGCCAGGGGACACGAACTCCATGGGGGCTGCGTCCTCGAACTCCGGGCCGACCTTGCACCATGCGCAGTTCAGCACCTTGTGGCCGCACGTGCTGACGTCCTTGTACACCTCGTGGTTGTCCCGATCCGGGGCAGCGAGGTCGGCGTCGTCGAGGTCGCCTGCTGCGCCGATGGGCGAGGAAGTCACGGCGCCGCAGGGGCAGACGGCGTTCTGCTCGGGCTTGCCGTGTGTGACGGTGAACCAGCAGCCTGCCGGGTCGGTGTGCATGTCCCACCCGTGCTCGCATGAGGGGCACCGGTCGGTGGCGGTGGCCTCTTCGGTGGGCAGTGCTTCGCGGATGCGCCGGAGCGCGGTCTCAGCAGTCCATACCCGGTCGCGGAGTTTCTCGTCTTCGGTCTGCTCGGGTGACGGCTCGGCCATGTCTGCCATGTGTGGCTCCCGTGCGGGTGGGTGCGGGTTGAGGCGGCGGGGTCGGACCCGCACGGCCGAAGCCCCGCCGCCGGGTCAGGACCGTGACCCACCACCACCATACCCCCGACGCCTTCGAATCGTAGGTTGATGGCTGGTGTTGGGCTACGATTCATAGGGATACCGGTGTCAGGAGACCCGCATGCCCGTCCACATCTGCTCACTCAAAAACGCCGAACCGCAGTCCATACCCAGCGGCGGCGGTTACCACGTCGTGCACTTCCCCTTCGGGAGCGGCGAGTCCTACGACGCCCACGGCATGCACCAGATGATGCAGCCCGACAGCTTTCACATCACCAACTGGCGCACCGACGACCGCTCCGGACTGATCTGGCCCGCCGTCCACGGCTGGGGCGTCCTCACCGCGATGATCCAGTGGGAGTCCGGCAACTACTCGGAGCTGCGCGACCAGTACGTGCGTGACCCGCTCGGCTTCACCGCCAACCCGGCCGACACCACCGCGACCGACCACCGGCCCCCGAGCCCTGGCATGCAGTGCTTCACCAAGCACCACGAGATCTTCGTGCACCCGGACGTGCCGCTCGCTCTGCGCGTCTCCCACAACGCCTCCGGGCCCCGGGATCTGGTGCTGGCCGAATTCAAGCTCGCCATCCACCCCGCAGAAGAGAGCTGACCGCCATGGCCAAGTCGGGACCACAGAAATTCGCCGGGGCCTCCACCTCGTACTGGTACCAGAACCGGTACCCGGGCAACGCAATGGAGACCAACGTCATCGTCTGGCACAGCACGGAGGGCACGTCCCTACCGTCGTACAGCGGTGGCGCCGTCGCCCCGAACCTGACTGCGAAGCCGGACTTCAAGAACCGTCGGCTGGTCTGGTACCAGCACTTCGACTTCGACGTCTCCGCGCGCGCCTTGGTCAACCGGTCCGGCGGGGTGCAGACCAACACCCTCAACGTCTGCCAGATCGAGGTCGTCGGCACCTGCGACCCGGGCACCCACGCGAAGTGGACGAAGGCCGGGTACGCGCACCTGTACATGCCGGACCTGCCCGACTGGGCGATACGCGACCTCGGGCAGTTCGCCGAGTGGGCGCATGACAAGCACGGCGTACCGCTGTCCTCCGACGTGACGTTCAAGGCATACCCCTCCAGCTACGGCGCCACCAACGTCCGGATGAGCTACTCCAAGTGGACCAACTACCGCGGCCACTGCGGACACCAACACGTCCCGGAGAACCAACACGGCGACCCAGGTGCTTTCCCCATGGCGGCGATCCTCGCTGCGGCGAAGGGCGACGGGCCCGAGCCGGAGGCCCCGCCGGCGAGCGGCGGCGGCACGTACACAGTGAAGGCCGGGGACACCCTGTCGAGCATCGGCCGGGCGCTGGGTGTGCCGTGGCCGGACATCGCCAAGGCCAACGGGATCCGCACGCCGTACCGGATCCTGCCGGGCCAGACGCTCACCATCCCCGGCTCCGCCCCGGCCACCCCGTCCTACGAGCCGTACCCGGGCGCGAGCTTCTTCATGAACGGCTCCCGGCCGGCGCTCGGCAAGCGCAGCGCGATCTTTACGGAGATGGGCAAGCGCCTCGTCGCCGTCGGATGCAGCCACTACCGCGTCGGTCCCGGGCCCGTACTCGGGCAGGCCGACGTCGACTCCTACGAAGCGTGGCAGCGCAAGTGCGGCTACTCCGGAGCCGCAGCGACCTGGCCGCCCGGACGCACCACCTGGGACAAGCTCAAGGTCCCCCGCTCCTAACCCCACCAGCAGAAACGGATCCCCTCATGAAACTGTTCGGACGCGAACCCGTCGTCGTACTCAACGCCCTGTCAGCCGCTCTCGGACTCGTCGTGTCCCTCGGCTTCACCAGCCTCACCGCCGAGCAGGCCGGCGCGATCGTCGGCGTCGCCACCGCGGTGCTCGGCGCCGTCGCCGCTGCCATGACCCGGCCGGTCGCACCGCAGGCGTTCACCACGGTCGTCGCGGCCGCGGCCACCCTGACCGCCACCTTCGGGTTCGAGGTGTCGCAGTCCACGATCGGCGCGGTCAACGGGCTGGTGCTCGCGGTCCTCACGCTGATGACCCGTCCCCAGGTCACTCCGTCGAAGCCGGACGCTCCGGCGAGTGCCTGAGACGAGGTGACCTATGGCTGACGAGCCGACGCTTGGCGAGGTGGTCCGTCGCCTGGAGGCCGTGCATGCAGACCTCAAGGAAGACGTCCGCAACGTCGGTGGCCGGCTCGACAGCAAGGTCTCCATCGAGCGGTACGACATCGAATGGCGCGCCCGCGAGGACGCCCTGCGTGGGATGAGCGAGCGGATCCGCGCCATCGAGGAGGCCCGCGATCAGGAACACAGACAGATGGACGCTGACCGCCGCGCCGCAGACGACCGCCGCCGGGCAGACAGGCGGCTGCTGTTCACTGCGCTGATCGCCCCGATCCTGTTGCTGCTGTTGCAGACCTACCTCGCCACCAGGGGGGCGGGCCAGTGAGCACGCACCAGCATCCGGGGAAACGCCGCCGCCGCAACGACTTGCTGTACGCGGCCGTGGCGATGGTCGGTATCGGCGCGTTCGCGTGGGTGGTGTTCACCCTCCAGCAGCTGGCGGGGGATCTGCGGCAGGCCAACGACGCCCGTGACGCCTTGGCCGCGCAGGTGGAGCAGCTCGGGGAGAAGCCCGTCGCCGGGCCGCCGGGGTCGCGTGGAGACGCCAGCGAGAGCAAGCCTGGGCCCCGCGGTCCCCGGGGCCCCGCAGGGGAGAGGGGAGACCGCGGGCCCAGCGGCAAGCCCGGCTCCGATGGCAAGCGCGGCAGTGCGGGTGATGCCGGGGACACGGGCAAGAAGGGCAAGGCGGGGAAGGAAGGCCCGCAGGGGGAGACTGGGCAGGAGGGCGCCCAGGGTGAGCCGGGCCCGCAGGGTCCGCAGGGGGAGCCTGGTGCGGCCGGACCCCGCGGCGAGCAGGGGCCCCGGGGTGAGCGAGGGGAGACCGGCCCGGCGCCGTCGTCCTGGACGTTCACGTATGGCGGCGTCAGCTACCGGTGCACGCCGGTGTCGGGTGGGTCGACGTCGTACTCGTGCAGCCCCTCGTCTCCGGATCCGGGTTCGGATGAGGGGCCGGCTCCGCAGGCGGCGGGGCTGGATCCGTGGCGGCGGACGTACCCGTAGGAGGGGTGATGGCTGAGGCGGCGCGGCGCCCGCGCGGGAGTGACGTGACCATCGTGGTGGTGGTCGTGGTGGTGGCGGCTCTGGCTGCTCTGCTGGTGTGGCTGTCGGCCAGCAGCCAGGAGTTGCAGCAGGGGCAGCAGTCGGGTCGGGCGCAGCGGACGGATCAGCAGCAGTTGACGTGTGCGCTGTGGGCTGCGATGCGCAGCGATGTTCCGGGGGATCTGTCGGCGGAGGTTCGGGCGGCGGCGGATCGGATCTGTTCGGATGTGCCGACGCCTACGTCGTCGCCGTCTCGCTAGGAGGGGTTGTCATGCCGCTGCCCGAGGGTGTTCCGACGTTCACGCTGGTGGGCGAGTTCGCGCCCCTGTCGCCTGGTGGAGGGGAGCGACAGGGGACGCTGGCGTTCACGCCGGTGCCGGCGGTGCTGGTGTCGACGGCGACTGACGCGATCCTGCTCGGCACCGAGAACGCCACGTTGGGCGCGTCGGGTGAGTTCTCGATCGAGCTGGTGGCGGAGGCCGACGAGGACTTCGTGTGGCGGGTGGACGAGACCATCACTGGGCAGCCGCCGCGGAGCTACACCATCGAGCCGGGTACCGCGGGGAGCACGGTGGCGCTGACGTCGGTCGCAGTAACCGACGTGTTGCCGGATGACTATGTGGTGGTGGCGGGCCCGCGGGGTCCGGCTGGTGCGGATGGCGCCCCGGGCACGGACGGGCTGGACGGTGCGCCGGGGGCTGATGGTCAGGATGGGGCACCGGGCGCGGACGGCGCGCCCGGAGCGTCGGCCTACGAGGTCGCGGTCGATGCCGGGTTCGTCGGCACCGAGCAGCAGTGGCTCGACTCGCTCCAGACGGACGCGGAGGCGTACACGGATGCTGCGGTGGACGGTCGGCTGGAGAAGGCCGCGAACCTCGCCGACCTCACCGACGCCGGCGCGGCCCGCAGCAGTCTCGGGCTGGGGGATGCCGCGACCCGCAGCGTCGGCACCGGGGCGGGCAGCGTGGCGGCTGGCGATGACGGCCGGTTCACGGATGCTCGCACCCCTACTGCGCATGCGGCGACTCACGCGAGTGGCGGGTCTGATGCGCTCGCGCCGGCGAGTATCGGTGCTCTGCCTGCGGCGGGCGGCACCATCAGCGGCAACCTCGCGGTCGAGGGTGTGGCGTTGGGGCAGGACACTCCGGCTGCGCATGGTGTGGCCGCGTGGTGCTATGACCCGGCTGCCGCGGTCAACTCGACGCAGCTCAGTGGCGGTGTGCTGTATCTGGTGCGGGTGGACATCGCTGCTGCGGTGACGGTGTCGTCGATCTACTGGTGGGTGGGGAATCCGGGGTCGTCGCCCACGTCGGGTCAGTGTCACGTCGGGTTGTACTCGTCGGCGGGGGCGCTGCTGGCGTCGGCGAACGTGGATGCTCTGATCTCGTCGGCTGCGTTGAAGACGACCACCATCGCCAGTCAGGGGTTGTCGGCTGGGGCGTTCTACTGGGTGGGGCTCCTGTTCAATGCGGCGGTGACGCCGGAGTTGACGCGCGGGTCGGGGTGGACGGGTGTGGCTGAGGCGGCGAATGTGGGGTTGTCGGCGGCGTCGTTGCGGTTCGCGACGAACGGGTCTGGGCGGACGGTGCTGCCGTCCTCGTTCGATCCGTCGTCGAATGTGGGGGCGAACATCGCTGGCCCGTGGGTGGCTGTGGGTGCGTGAAGGGGGAGCCGCATGGCTGAGCCCCGCTGCCTTCAGGCGGCGGGGCTCTTCGCTGTGTGCGGGTCGGGTCAGGCGCTGTCGCCGTCCCAGTTCCACACCGGGGCCATGGGGTCGCCCTCGGGTGGGGAGTACCAGGCCCGGCCGCCCGGCCCCCAGGTGCCGTGATCGCACATGTGGGCGACGCCGGTAGCGCGCATCTCTGCCGTCCATCCGCTCACGGGCATGTGGTGCCCGTCCATGGGGCCGCCGCGAAGTTCCACGGTCTCCTCGTGGGTCATGCCGGGAGCATGGCACATCATGGGGGCGGCGCGGGCGGGGTTGGGCCAGCGCCGACTGTCACCGTCTCCTGTCAGACTGGGTGCATCACATCCATCATGCTGGCTGCATGTGGACGGACGGCCCCGCTACAGCGCAGCGGGGCCGTGACCGTGAGGAGGACCGGTGGCCTATTACGCTCACTTCTGGCGCGACTTCGAGGAATGCCGCCTGCCGTTCGACATGGTGGACGATGCCGTGGACTACCTGCGTAAGGGGTCCGACGCGAGCACGCTGTCTGTGATTGATGTGCTGGACGAGCACGGGACCGTGGTGCTGGAGGACGACTCGCTGAGTGACGCGTTCAGGTCTTCGAGGCTGAGAGCGGCAAGCGTGTGAGCAGCGACCTGGTGGCGTTCCTGGTGGCGCGTCGCTAGCCCTGCGCTGCGTGCCGGTGCGGACCCCTGCTGCTGCGCTGCGCGGCCCGCCACGCGGCCCAGAGCTGGTCGAGTTCTGCGAGCGCCTCCGGCGTCCACACCGTGCGCCCAGCCACGAACCGGCGGATCACCTCATTCGCCGCACGCTCCGCATCACCACACGAACACGAACGCGCGACCTCGTCCCCCACCATGCCCGCCAGTCTACGGAGCAGCACTGACGAGTCACGACCCGCGCGGCCCCCACTCCCACGCCCCGCCACCGCGCCACTCGATCAGGTCGGAGTCGTCGAGCCGCACGTCAGCCCGCTCCAAGCCGACGCTCTCCAGTAGGTCGAGGAGGTCCATCACGTTGTGGGCGGTACCGAGGATCTGCCCGCGGGCGACGACCCGCCTGCCACCCTCGGCGTCCGGGCCGTGAACGACCACCGGTGCAGCAGTCATACCTCCAGCCTGCGACAGACTGGCCAAGCATGCACCCGCAGAGTACTCGTCTCTCTCAGTAGGCGAAGAGTTACGGCCTTACCCCATATCCTGACAGTGTCGAGCTGTGCAGAGAGGGGCAAGGCCGTGTCTCAAGATGGTACCCCGGACCCTTACACCGAGCCGCTGGCATTCGGCCAACGGATGCAACTTCTCCGCGAACGACGGGGCATCCCGCGTACCGTGCTCGCCGGCCTACTCGGCATGTCACCGAGCTGGGTCAAGGCCATCGAGACCGGGCGGCTCCAGACTCCGAAACTCCCCATGCTCCTGCGCATCGCTGAGATCCTCCGTGTGCGGTCCCTATCCGAACTGACAGGGGACCAGCGCACAGACGTAGACCTGTTCACCGGCCCTGGGCACGCACGCCTGCCCGCAGTGGCTGCGGCGGTAGATCGCTTCCCTCTGAACGCTGGACGTGAGGCGCCTCCGCGAGACCATGTTGCGGCCAGGCTGGCCCAGGCATGGACAGCCCGGCACAAGGCTGCGAACCATCGAGACGTCATCGGTGCGCTGTTGCCCGATCTGATCCGAGACGCTCAGCTTGCTGTGCGACAGGCGGACACGGCCGCTGACCGACGCGCGGCACAGGCCGTACTGTCCGAGGTGTACTGCCTGGCGCAGTTCTTCGTCGCCTATCAGCCTGATCCGGCCCTCCTGTGGCGCGTCGCCGAGCGAGGCATGGTCGCTGCGCAAGAGTCCGAGGACCCGCATGCCATCGGAGTCGCCGCGTGGCTCACGGCTCAAGCCCACCGCGACTCCGCCCACTTCGATGCGGCGGACGACGTCACCATGGCCACCCTGGAGTACCTCGCGCCAGTTCTCCCGGACGCCGACCCTCGCGTACTTGCCATCACGGGAGCCCTGGAGTTCGAAGCGGGGTACACGGCAGCGCGGCGAGGCGACACCGGCTCGGCATGGGGATGGTGGGACAAAGCGCGAGCGAAAGCAGATCGCCTCCCCGATGGGTACTACCACCCGGTCACGTCTTTCTCCCGGCCCATCATGGGTGCCCATGCGCTGACGGTTGCTGTGGAACTGCATGCAGGTGGGGAGAGTGTGCGGCAGGCTGCCGCTGCGGACGCGACGACGATCCCTTCTCGTCCTCGACGATCACGGCACCGCATTGAAGAGGCCCGCGGCTACCAGTTGGACGGGCAGCCGGAAGCCGCGTTGGCCACGCTGGACAAGGCGTTTCAGGCGGCTCCGGAGACGATCCGCTACAACGGGTACGCGCGGCGAATCGTCCTTGAGGAGACGGAAGCGAAGAGCCCGGATCGTCGCCGCAGGGCCTCCGAACTCGCGGTGAAGATCGGCGTCCTGGCTGTCTGAGCGTCACTCGTATGGAGGGGGCACATTCTGTGCCCCCTCTCGCCTTTCGCGGCCCCTACCTTCGGTGACTACCTGATCACGAACGTTGAGGGGTCGTCATGGAGGCCGGGCAACAAGGCACTTCACGCTACGCGCGCGGTAACTACGTGGCGGATGAGGCCACGCGGCGGACCATGCCGTCGGAACCCGCGTGGGTGGGACGGGTGCAGCTCGTCTCCACAGGGCCCCCGCTGCGGTACGTCCTGGTGACCGCGACCGGCTACGAGTGGCGGACCGACCCCGGCGACATGCGCCCTGCCACCGCCGAGGAACGCGACGAGTACGACGCCGCGCTGGAGCACAGGCTCCGCGGGCTGCGTGAACTCGGACGCCGTCTGACGGGGAGCCGCCGCGCATGAGCGCCCTGAAGATCCGCGTCTCCCGCGACGGCGGCCGAACCTGGAGCAGGCAGCGCACACTCCGCGGCGCCGAGCGTTGCCCCGTCACCTCGACGTGGCCGCCCTGCGCATGTCCGCGCTGCCGAGGGGGCGCCCGTAATGCCGGCTGATCCCGCGACGTCCACGGCCCGCCGCGGTGCCTGGTACGGCACCTGCCCCCGCTGCTCCCGGCCGCTGACGCTGACCAGCAGCAGCGACGAGAAGGGCCGCGTCGTCAGCATCCGCTGCCGCGAGTGCGACGCCCAGAAGGACAAGCCCCGTGCCTGACAACCCCGACAGCCCCGTCCAGTCCCTGCGCCGCCAGTTGCGCGAGCACCTGCACCGGCACGGACGCCGCAGCCTCGGCTCGCCGTTCCTCAACGCCTTATGGAACCTGACGGGCCCCGGCCCGCGGGCCGACTGCCTGCGGCGCGTCGCCTGGCACGCCCGCCACCAGAAACTGACCTGGCCGGCCAGCCGCGGCACCCGCTACGCAGCCGACCTCCAACAGGCCGCACGACTCCACAGCGATCTCGGCGCGTTCGTGGTGCCGCTGGACAGCCTGCCCGAGGACAGCGGGCAGCAGTTGGAGGCCGCCCTGGTCCTCCTCGCCGCCTGCCCCGACCGCCGCGCCGCACTGCCTGTCGAGATCGCCCAGCCGGGAGACACCACATGACCGTGACCAGCGTCGACCCGGACTGCGAGTACGTGCCGTGCGTCTACTGCCAGCAGTACCGGGACCAGATCACCAGCGCCCAGCACCAAGGCGAGACCGCGCTGGAGGCCGTGCTCCACGAGGTGCTGCACCTCCACTGGCAGGAGAAGCACGCCGGTCCGCGGCGGCTCCACGCCGCACCTGACTCCCGTCCCGGCCGGAGCGACAGCCAGATCACGGACTCCGTGGCGGACCGGTCGGGACGGGTCTCCAGCTCCGACGAGAGAGAGGAGCCGGAAGTCCCCGCCACCAGGCAGGCCGACACGCGCGGCGTCCACTCCATCGCGTGACGGCCGCAGCCCGGAGGCGGGTCCCCGAGAAAACCAGCAGGAGGAGGAGCACCATGCATGCGCTGATCCTGTCCGCCGATCCCGAGGACGACGAGCCTACCCAACCGGCCGAAGACGCCGACTGCGGCAGCGGCCAAGGCTGCGGCGGCGACCGGTAACAACTCGATACGCGGGGCGCTCTGTTCGCCGGGGCGCCCCGCCCGATCAGGAAGGCCAGCATGCACTGGCACGCCTACACCTACACCGGGGGCCAGTGGCCCAAGGACAGCGAGGCCCGCAACGTCCAGGCCGCGGTGCCACCGAACGTGGTCAGCCACTGGTTCCGGAAGCCGCAGTCCATGCGGGCCGGCACGTTCACCGACGCGAGCGAGGTGGTCGCGTGGCTGGACAAGGAGGTGCGTGCCGCACCGCCCTCGGAGGTGGAGGGGAAGCTGGAGTATCTCCGGGACTGCGTGGATCGGGGTGCTGACGGCTATGCGGGGTATTACTGGCGCGGGCAGGTCGTGGTGCGGTGCGCACTGGTGTGTCCACGCGATGGTGAGCGTTGCCCGGATCCGCCCCGATGACTGCCCTGGCCGGTCGTGCCTCCCCCGTCGCGGGCGGCCAGGGCTCACTCCCGCACGAGGTCGGCGAGGGGTACGCCGATCGCGCCGGCGATGCGCAGCAGCCAGGACAGGCGCGCGTCGGTGGTGCCGGCCTCGATGCGTTGGAGGGTGATGCGGTCGACTCCGGCGCGGTCGACGAGGTCGAGCTGGGTGAGGTTGGCCCGCATGCGTTCGTGCTGGACACGGCGGCCGATGGCGCGTTGGCGCTCTCGGATCGGGTCGTGTTGGGGGGCGGGCACCCGGCCAGCGTTGACGGAAGATGATCACTAGTCAGCATCTGCACAGATGCTTTATATGATCTTGTCAAGGTTGTCGGCAGGCAACCACCCGAACGAATGACAGTTCGAGCGTGGGGGTTGCTGGCATATGCACCCACGGGTATCGGTGGATGGTCGCCCAGGCGGCCCGCCGGGCCTACGTATGGAGGCGTGGAGCCCGGCGGGCGGGCCCCGCCCCGCCCCTTGGCCAGGGGCGGGGCGGGCGCCGTAACTCTGTTGTCAGGCGGCAGCGCGACCGGAGAGCAGGTCGACGAGACTTGCGGTCACCACACGGTAGGCGCGGCCGAACCGCAGCACCTCCACCGGCGCGGAGTCCGCCGCGATCTGAGCCCGCAGGTGCGAAGCGGAGATCCCGATCGCCGTAGCCGCTTCGCTGACGCTGACTGTGGCCGGCCACCGCTCGACTTCGCGGAGGGTCGGGCGGCGGGTCACTCGGCTTGGCATGTGTCCTCCTCGGTGATGCCGAGGGCGTCGGCCCAGCGGAGAGCATTGGCGGCGCTGGGGACCGAGGCGCCGGTCTCCCAGCGGTGGATGGTGGAGCGGCTGATGCCGATCGAGTCGGCGACGTCCTGGAGGGACAGGTGCCGGGCGGCGCGGTGTCGGCGCGCTTCGCCCTTGGTGATGAGCGTGCGGGCGGTGGTGATCCGCTGGAGTTCGGCGGGCGTCATGCGTTCGAGAGTGGCAGTCCCGCGTATGTCCCGCTACTGTTCCGCCGGAATTCGGTACGGGAATTCACCCGCAATCTTTCAGTATCTTTCTGGGCCTTTCTAATTCTGGCTCCCGTGATTGTTCCCCGAGCGTTGCGCCCGGCTGGAAGGGTCGGAAAGAATGACGACTGCGCACGCGTGGCCAGCAGTTGAAGCCCGCAGCGGCGTCAGACACCGCACACCACCACCGCACCACGAGGGCACTCCATGGCCGACCCGATCAAGAAAATCACCCTGCGAGACGGCAGCACCCGCTGGCGATTCGTCGTCGACGCCGGAGTAACGCCGGAGGGAAAACGCAAGCAGATCACCGGCACGAAGGACACGAAAGCCGAAGCCGTCGCCGAGCGCGCCCGCATCGTCCACCAGCGCACCGCCGGCACCCTCGTCGTCCCCTCGAAGATGACCGTCGACGAACTCCTCGACACCTGGCTCAAGACCGCCACCCGCGATGTCGAGGAGGGCACGGCCACCAACTACGACAACGCCATCCGCCCCATCCGTCGCAGGCTCGGGCACATGCGGGTGCAACAGCTCACGGAGGAGGACGTCGAAGCGTTCATCGACTGGATGGTCACCGAGGGCAGGCAGCGCGGCGGCAAGCCGGGCACTGGCCTGAGTGTCCGCTCCGCACGGTTGTCCCTCGGTCGGCTGAGGTCGGCCCTCACTCTGGCGGTGCGCCGCGGCATCGTGGTGCGGAACGTGGCCGAGCACGTGAGGGTTTCCCGGGAGGCGCAGCGCAAGGCCGCGTCTGTCACCAAGACCCGCGGCGCGCCGTGGGATCAGGACGAGGTGCGGCAGTTCCTCGCGGGCATCGTCAACCACCGGCTGTGCGGCCCGATGATGTTGGCGTTCATCGCGGAGCGGCCGGCTGAGGTGTGCGGCACCCGGTGGGCAGAGGATGTCGACCTCGACGCGGGCACGATCGCCGTGGGCGACAACACCCGCACCATCGTCTACGACCGCACCCTGGAGAAGGGCAAGCGCAACAAGGTCGTCGAGAAGACAGCCAAGACCGAAGCCGGCCGCCGTGCCCTGCCCCTGCCCATCCCCGTACTCCGGGCGCTCTCGGTGGCTCGCACGGTCCAGGCGCAGGAGAAGGAGTATGCGGGCCGCGGCTACGAGGACAGCGGCTACGTCCTCGTCGACGAGTTGGGGAGGCCGTTCAAGACGGACAAGCTGCGGCGCGAGGCGTACAAGTTGATGGATGCGACGGGCGTGCGGCGGGTGCGGCTGTATGACGCGCGGCACGCGGTCCTCACGTGGATGGCGAACAACGGCGTGCCCGACACCGTCGTCTCCGCGTGGGCCGGGCACACCGACCTGTCGTTCACGAAGCGGGTGTATGTGCACTCCGACCCGCACAGTCTCCGGGCCGGGTCGGAGAAGCTGGGGGAGCTGCTGGCGAGTCCGGAGCCGCGGGTGCCGGATCTGCCGGCGCCGCGGGCGGACGCGGAGCGGGTGGAGTGGTCGCCGGGTGGGCGGCGGTTGCGGACGCACTGCCGCCACGGGCACGAGTACACGCCGGAGAACACCTACATCGCTCCGGGGACCGGGTACCGGCAGTGCCGGGCGTGCCGGAGCGGCAACCAGCAGTCGGGGTAG